AGTTGTATGCATTAGTTGCATTATCTCCAGCATATGCCCCATAGAAATTAGAATTGCTTGCATTAGTTGCTCCAGATCCAGCACCAGTTCCAAAGAAATTAGAATATGACGCATTTGCTGCATTGTTTCCAGCATTTGACCCAAAGAAATTAGAATCGTTTGCGTCTGTTGCTTCGTTACCAGCATACGATCCAAAGAAATTACTTGCTGATGAATTTGTTGCATCGTTTCCAGCAAATTGTCCAAAAAAATTAGAATCGAAGTTGCTAAAATTGCTTTTTGTTCCCGCAAAAAAAGTTGTGCCTAATAACTTTACATTTTGGTTTGCGTCTACGTAGGATTCTAAAGCAATTGTTCCGCTTTCATCTGGTAATATGTATTTTCTGGTTTCTGTTAAAAGTAATGTGGATAACCTTGCGAAAATTGCAAATGTTTTAGCAAATACTGTTTGACCATCTTCATCTGCTTGTGTATTATCACCAAATAGATTAACGTTGTTAAAAGTGTTATTTTGCGCTGAAGCGTTACCTAAAGCATTTACATTATTTCCTGAGTTATTAAATGCTGAAGCGTTACCTATTGCATTTACATCAGATGCTGTGTTATTCTGCGCTGAACTGTTACCTATTGCATTTACAGAAGTCCCTGAGTTATTAAATGCTGAATAATTACCTATTGCATTTATATTATCCCCTGTGTTGTTACTGGCAGAATTACCACCTAATGCATTGACTCTATCACCTGTGTTGTTATTAGAAGAACTACTACCTATTGCGTTTACTCTACTCCCTGAATTATTTATTGCTGAACTATCCCCTAATGCATTTACATCGTCTCCTGAATTATCTTTTGCTGCGCGATAACCAAATGCATTTATATCATATCCAGTGTTACCAAGCCCAGCGTTATTACCTTGAGAGTTTATTCCATCAATTAAGTCGTGATTATTGTCTAGAACGCTTTGAAGTGTAGGAAGTTCAATATCAGGTTTAGCTTCATTTACAAGTAATACAAAGTTTTCTTTAATTGTTTCATTTGTATTTCCCTTTTGAAAATCTTTAAGTTCCCATATTTGATATTTCATATTTGTTTTTTTTAAAGACAAAATCCTGGTACTATTTTACCTGCAGATATTTGTTTGTTTGTTCCACTTTGTAATCTATATGGTGCGTTAAGATTTGCAAGTATTGTACCTGCTGGATCTTCAAATATAGAGTCACCAACAACAGGGTAAAGTTCTACACCATTGTGATATAAAGTTGTAATTATTACTGTAATAGGTGAAGCATAATCACAAACATCATTTAACGGAGTTAAGTAAATTCCAAATCCTAATAAATCAGGTGCTGGATTTTCTGTGATTTTCCATTTGTATAATTCAATATCTTGAATATTAATAGGATTTTCAAGAATGTAATCATATAACGCTTGTTGTGTAATTAATTCATCATCAAAGTCTTCAATTCCTATTTCACTAAGAGTTACTTCAATATATCTATTAATGTTGTTTTGATTTGGATTTGAAAAATTAGGTATTAATTGAAAATCACTTTCTGTTGTTTGTGACGCAGTCAATCCATAAATGCCTCCTATATTAAGAAACAGATAACTTCCTTCAGGAGTTATAAATAAAATAGGTGCAATTTCTTGAGATTGAATTATATAAGTTGGAACAAACGCATTTACATATTCCGAAATTGTTAAACCTTCTAAATCAGAAATCTCAATTTGCTGAACTAAAGGATTTATTAAATAATCTGTTACTGAAACTTCATTTGAAGATACAATTTCAATATCTGTACTTTCAAATTGAATACCACCAAGACCATATACACCTTTACCTTTATTTGCTATTTTGTAAAGTTCAGTAGAACTTAGAATTTTAACACCACCTACAATACTTACATATTGAACTCTAAACCAAAGAGATTGTATTTCTGTGATTGTATAACCAGAAACGTTGTTGATTGTGTTTAAGACAGCATTTTTTGAAACGTTACCAATATTTCCTACAATACTTACAAGCTTAAAGAGTTCTGTATTATCTTGATTTAAACTAGATTGAGATACATTTAATACATTATTTATTTTTGCCATTTTAATTCCTTTATATTAAATATTTAACAACAACTTTACTTCCTGCTACAATTTTAAATGTAACTGTTGTTTGATTTAAGTTTGTAAATTCAGTATTTAAAACAGTTCCTGTTGGATATGTTATTTCTGATAAATTTATAGTTTGTTTAATCCCACCTTCTAACACCATTATAGAATAACTATGAAAAGAATTTGGAAAATAAGTAACAGTTTGTTCAACAATAGGCTCGTACAATTCTGTAATTTCATTGTTGTAACTAGGTCCTCCATTTGCACAAGTGTTAACTGCGGCAACTAATTCAACAAGAGTTATTAAATCATCATTGTTTATTTTTTTACAATTTGAAAAAGCAATAAGAAGTTCATTTACTTTTTGAGTAATTTCATTACATTGTATCATTTAATTTGTTTTTTTAATTCGTATTGTTACTTGCTCAGGAGCATAATCTTTATTAGACATTATTAATGTCATATTTAATTGTGGAATTATTTGAAAGTCAAAAAATGAAGTTAAATTTAAATTATTTGAAACATCAAATATTTGATAGTTTAATGTATTACTTTCAGAGACAGCATAAATTCTTTTACTATTTAATAAATAGTTAATATTTACTCCTGTGTTAAATAATTCCTTAGTTTTGTATAATTTATTAACAAAGTAATTTTGAATTACTATTTCTTCACTAAGTGTTGATATTGTAAACAAGCCACCAAGTCTTGTATCTTCCCAATAAAATATTTTGTTTGATACTGTAAATTCATTACAATCTTCAGATTCTGCTTGAACAAATTTAGTTTTAGTTTGAATATGTTTTGGATAAATTAATTCAGGACATATAAATTTAGAAACATTTTTTATATTTTCGTATATACCAGTTAACTTTTGTATTTGTTCAATTGTTAAATCAAGATGACAGGAATTCAATAGTTTGTAAATAATGTTTAAGTAGTTTAGATCTTCAGGATTTAATACACCGTATATTTTTGAATAATTATAAATGTTTTCAAGAGATTTAATAATTACAGATATATGTACTTTATTATTTATGTCTAACATTTTAGTATTGTTTAAATTTGTTACAAGAGTTACAGCTAATTGGTTTACAACCTTTACAATTTTTAATTAAACAAAGTTTTTTTAATTTCTTTATCATTAATATTGCTTGTGTATAATAACCAATTTCAATTGCATTTTCAACCATGTCAAGTAAAAGATTAATTGTGTTTATTATTTTTATACTTGAGTCATTACCACAATTAGTACAATTACCAATATTAGATTCTAGAAAGTAAGAAAGCAAACATTGATAGTAGTTACCTAAATTATAAGTTATTCCTAGTCCTGGAATTTGACAAGAACTACATTCAACATTTAGTTCTTCTTCATAAGTACTGTTTATTTCTATAAAATATAAATCTGTAAATTCGTTAACCCCAAATTCAGCATTTGTTACTATAAAAACTTCTTTGTTATTTATTCCTTCTAGTTTGTAATCTAAACTATAAGCTAAAGAATAATCTTTAAAGTTATCCATTTTCCATAAATTAATATGTGAAATATTAAACCCTACGTTTGTTTCAACATCTATAGCTAAAGATTGTCCGTCATTTATTATTGAAAAGTTATTTATTATTATTGACATTTAGTTTTAAGATAAAAAAAAGGAGTTGAGCGAATATCACTTAACTCCTTTTAGGTTAATTTATTTGTTGATTATACTACTGGTAAATTAGCAGGTACTACAGCTAAAGTTCCAACTGCAGTTCTAATGTCTGCAAGAATAGAGTTTGTTGAAGCGTTGTTTGCTAAAGTATTAGTTCCTTTTTCTACAATAATTGTTAAAACTTTATATTGTCTTTCAACAGAAGTTTCTGTACGAGTTGCAAAGTATTTGATTTGAACAACATTATATATTCCTGCTTTAGACGCATAATATGGTGTTACATCTGCAAAATTTGCAGGATATCCAAATTCTCTGTTTGCATCATATTTCATACCTTTAACAAAGTATTCGTAATTTGTAGCATACTTACCTGTACCATTACCTGGAAAAGGAACAACTACTTGAGTTGCTATTAAGAATCCAAGATTAGAACCTGCACCATTTGTTGATACGTTTTCAAAAATTTTACCTCTAACTGTAAAATATTGCTTACGTCCATCAATACGACCTGGTACGTTTATTTGTTCTTTTTCAGTAATTAAAATTCCTGTACCATCTGCAACAGCAGTAAATTCTTTGTCACCTCTTCGCTTAAGGTTTTTGTTTAATGATAACAATAAGCCATCTCTAACTGTAGTGGCAGTATCAGAACCAATAACTTCACCTGTAACATAGTAACCTTGAAGAATTTCAAAATTTTCTACAGACAATTGATTTTCTACACGAATTTCAACTTCGTAAGTTCTCTTTGGTGCAATAGCGCCTGCCGTAGCAAAACCATCTACTTTTACAGCTCCAAAAATTTCAGGAGCATAAGCTTTAACGGTTATTCTGTCGATAGATCGAGGGTCAATTTTATCTGAGAATTCAATACCACCAGGAATACCTGTTGCTTTTTGAAGTACATAAAAAGGTTTACCTAATGTAGCAACTGTTCCATCTTTAGAGAGAACTTTTAATTGTTTATCTGTAGCGGATGCTCTAAAAGTAGGTACAGTCGTTTGACTTGCTGATGCATTACCTACCATAAGTTCGCCTACCTGATTTGGTCCAAACATAATTTGATTTGTTTATTTATTAATACTTAATTTAATTAATTCAAAATACTTGAATTTTCTTTATTCATTCCTAGCGTCAATTTGAATTTTAGATGCTAGTTGTTGAGGTTGATAATCATTTAGTGCTAACTCGACAGCTCTGTCCAGTATTTCTTCATGTATTGATTCATCGAGTTCACACTGTGTTGTTGTTGAAATATTGTCAATTGTTAAATTTTCTGAAGGATAAATTACAGATAAATTTCCCAAAATAATTGGTTTTGGATATTTGATATATCTTAACTGATATTCTACACTAGAATATACAGAAAGTATTTCCACAACTTTGTTATTATTAATGTTGGAAATATTTAATCTCCATGCATTATTGGAATCTGGATTTTTAAAAGGATTATTTATTTGACTATTGTATTCATCATGTGTAAATGGTGTAACGTTTATAATTCTGTTGTTATCACAATCATTAGAAATAACTTTTAATTTTTCATTTACAATCAAAAACAATTCAGAAGGTACTACATAAAATCTTGACATAGTATTTATTCCATTACTGTTTTGTTGAAAACTTGAAACTTTATAATCTTTTACTAGTTGTTTTAAATCATTTCTTCTTTTTTCAGATCCTTCAAATCCTCTTTTTTTTCTATTACTATCAGGGTCATAATAATTTTTAACTATTTCTAATTGTGCTTTAGTTAAATATACTGATTTTTCATATACATCTAAACTAGGATTAGATTGCCCTGCAATATTATTATAGTAAATATCAAATTTATTATTAAATTCCTGAGTAGTCATATTTATTTAATTTTGTTAATTTTAGCTTCTATTAAAGTAAAAATTTCTTGATTCTTAACATCATTTAAAAAAGTAATGGCATTATCAAATGTTGCAATTTCTCCTACTTTACATAATTCTAAACCATCAGCTGTTGAATACTTGTTGCTATTTTTTATAATAACACCTTTGTCAATACCGTCGTTAATTAACATTTTAGTATAAAAAGATTTATCGTTAACAACATTAACAAATTGTGCAGGTGTGTTATCGATATATTCTTCAACTTTATTTTGTATCCATTCTAACTTAGAATCTTTAGATATTGGTTTATTAGTAAGTAATTTAAGAATACCTATTAATTTTTGTTTGTCATCTTCAATTTTACCGTACAATTTAAATGCTTCTTTTTTAGAATCATATTTTCCTTTAGATTCCATCATTTCTTCATGTTCACGAGTAATTGCAAACTGATATGTTTGATTTTTATTTCTATCTGCCCAACTAAGTGCAATATCTTCTTTAGAATAGCTTTCTAATATTTTAACTGAGATATAATCTATTGCATTATTTAAGTTAAAACGATTACTTGCATCTTCTTTATGTAATGTAACTCTGAAGTCTCTCCAGAAATTTGTATTATATATAGAAAGATCTAAACTTGTCAACTCTTCAAGATGTTCTTTTTCTTCTTTTGTTAAAACATTTTTAATTGAACCATTTCGTTGTAATGGTGCTGAAAATTTCTTTACAGAATTAGACAACATTCCTCCTGAAATTACGTGATTAGAATCAACATTAGCTGCCATTCCTCTACGTCTTGATATAAATTTTACTATAACTACTTCATCAGGTAGTGTAAAAGTACTTTTTGATTTTTCCATTCTTCTTTAGTTTTATTTCTTCTTCCGAAAGATTTTAAAAAAAAGAGGGAGTGTTTAATTCCCTCTTATGTTATTATTAATTTTAAGCTTAATCTATGATTGCTGGTTTCAATGTTGCAGTTCTAGAAGGATCTTTTACTAATGAACCAACACCTTCAACAAGTGCAGTCATAGTTGCAGAATCTTCCATTGTTTGCATTTCACCACCTCTACGTCCTGTAAAAGGATTACGAATACCTGCTTGGTAACCACGTAATTCATCAGAACCTTTAACTTTTACTTTCTGGATATTAGGCTCTTCCATTGAACCAATGTAAAGGATGTCATATCGGTAAGACTCAGCTACACCACCGTCTGGGTGTAATACTTTGTTTCTTACTTTATCATCATACATTGGATCTACTTCTAACATTACGTGAATGTTGTTAGGTGCTCTATATTCAGTAAACTGAAATCCTGCAGAAAATGCATTATCGTGAAATTTAGATTGTACTTGCTTTAGTGAATTCTGATTTGTGTTATCAAATCCTAACGCAGCCCATCCTGAAGCAACTTCAGCTACAGCTCTGTGGAATTGTGCAGCACCTCTTTCACCTGTACGTAACATGAATTTTCTTTGGTCAAAATCTAATTTACCTTCTGATAATTCAGATAATAAATCTTCTAATAAACGAATAGAAAATCGGTTATAAGTAGTTGTGTTAGAAACCTCCATTTGTTCTCTGATTCCAGAACCAGCTTTAATTTCAACATTTGCATTACCTTTATTTAAGAAACGACCATTTTCATCACGGTTTGTTTTACCAAACATGATAGTTCTAGATTTAATTCTAGATAACTGCTTTTCAAACTGCCAGTAAACTTCTTGCATCCAAGTTGTAGAACTATGAACTTTTCCAGTGTTAGGATCTCTTGTTTCAATTCCTGCAAAATATACAGGTTGAATTTTACAGTCAATCATTGCTCCAGAAACTTTATGTTCCATACGGATTGAAGTAAGAGAGTTTCTCATTAAGTATGGAGAAGTGAATCCCATACCTGCACCTTGAATAGACAATTCGTCTTCAACAGGAGCACCTTCAATAGAGAATTTGTTTCCTGGTAAAAATTCATCACCTGGAATACCAGCTAAAGATTCTTGACCACCAAATACTTCACATGTGTAAACATAATTTTGACCATCTTCATAAGGGTCTTCTAAAATTCTCATTTGGTAAACATCTGGTCTGTGACCTGCAATCAAGTGCATTTTTGTAAACCATTTCTCAGCGAATACTAATTCAAATGTTGCTCTAGCTTCACCAACACCTACAGTGTTAACATCTACAACAGCTCCATTATATCTAGCTTCAACAAGAGGAATATTTCGTTCGTCACTACCAACTACTTTCCATACAAAATCATCTGCAGTGTTAAGTACTTTTTCAGGAAACAAAGATAGAGTTGTATCTAAATTTTTCATTCCAGAATTTTGTAATAAAACAGTTGTTAATGGTGAAATCAATTGAGGTGATTGACCAAACAATTGCGAAATGTGATTTTTTAGAGTGATACCACTCCAAGCCTGACCTTTAGTCATGACCCATTTTCCTATTGACATATATATTATTTTTAGTTTGTTACGGTTATGTTAAAAATGATTTCTGTAACTACAAAATCATTTTATAATTGTTTACTAAATAGTAAATGATTATTACATGTTTAAAACATGTCCACTTGTGTTATCGTAGCTGTTAGAATCTTGCATATAGAAAGGAGTTCCATTATCAATGGTTTTTTGTTGTCTTGCAATCTTTTCTAAATCTCTTACAGCGTTTGATGTTGCAGGACGTGATAACTTAGTAAAATCTTTAAATCCATTTGTCAACTCATAAAACATATGCATGCGAGTTTCAAATTCAAGTGGATTTTCTCTTCTGTCTTTCATGAATTTGTTTTCAAACTCACCTTCAGGAGATTTACCAATTACTTCTGTTATATTTTTATAAACTTTATCTTGAATTGATTTAGTTAACTTTAAACCTTTAATTAATTCTTTAGAATCATATATTGTTTCTCTTAAACTATTTTCTAGATTTTGTTGTTCAACTTTTTCTTGTTCAATTCTTTTAGTATAATTTGTTTTTTCAATATCAATCTGACGATTTTCAAATTCTTTTAAACTTTCAAGACTTTCTAGTGAATCTTCTATAAGAGCGTCATCACCTAAATCAATTAATCTTTTTAGCATTCTAGATGTTTTATTTGCATCTAAACCTTGATTTTCTAAATCTCTTTTAATTATACTTTTTGCTAACTGTAAATCATCACGTAGTGAATCTTCAGTTATATTACTTAAGTCCTGTATAGCTCTTTTACTTTCTGCAATCTTGTTAACATCAATATTGTTAATAAAATCTTCATTAAGCTTTAGTGCTTGTGACTCTTGTTCTTTTTTAAATGCATTTACCAAGTCTTCAACAGATTTAATTGGTGTTTCTGCAATGTTCAATGAGGGCAATAGACCTTGTTCGTAAACAACAGTGGCTAAAGAAGAATATAAGTTGGAAGAAGATTCACCACCTTCATCATCACCCTCATTTTCAACATCTTCCTTGTCTACTTCCTCTGAACTATCGTCCTCGACTTGGTTATCTTTTTCTATTACAGGCTCATCTGTAATTAATTCATCATCATCTGTGGTATCGTCAAAATTTTCAAAAGTATTTAGATTTAATTCCATACCTTTTTCAAAAATACCCATTGTTAAATTATCATCTTCCATTTTAATTTTGTTATGTGGTTCTTCAAGTTTACAAATATAACGTAAAAATAAAGAAATTCCAAATATTAATTAATATATTTTTAATATTTGAAAGGTCTTTAATAGCTTTTACGTAGTTTTCTTTTTATTGATCTTTGCAATTGACTGATCTACTTTTCTAGATTCCATTTCATCTTTATGTTTTTTCATGTCGTTGTCTAGTGCTTTAATTTTAACTAGATATTCATTCTTTTTTGTTTCAACATCTAAATTAAATTTATTTATATCTAAATAATCATTTACACCATCATCGTTATTATCTTGAGATCCTGAATTTCTAAAATTGTCATTCATATCTGCAACATATCTTCGAGTATCATTATCTCTCTGATTTTTGGTATCTTCTAATTCTAGTTTTTGCTTTTCTAGTTCTTTTGTATAATCAAGTGTTTCTTTTGCAATTTTGTTTTGTGCTTCACCTTGTTGCGCATTTCTTTTAGAAATTTCTTCTTCAGCATTTTCTAATTTACGTCGCATATCCATCAGTGAAGGACTAAAGTAAATATCCATAATAGTTGACATTGATCCACCATTCTGCATAAATGCTTGTGCATATTGTTTTATTGCATTTTCAAGTTCCATTGTTTTAGGTGTGTTTGTAACAAGAATTCCATAATCAGATTCTGAAAACGTTTCACCTTCCATATTAAGAATCTCAATTGTTTGATCATCTAATATATATTGAACTTTTTTGTTTTCAGTATCTCTTAATGCAACTTTAGCTGTTTCAAGAAAAGCTTCTAACACTCTTATCTTACATGATTCATGTAACATAAACCAATATTCAGTAATGTGTGAACTTTGATTTACAGAACGTTCTACACCACCAACGGTTTCTCTATTTGCAACTTGACCTTCACGTTGTCTTGAAACTCCTGCAATTTCACCAAGTTCTATTTTAATGAACTCAAGTAACTGAATATGTTGTTGTATATATGCACCTGTTTCCATGTCCATTACAGAACCTCCTTGATTCTGAAGATTTCCAGATAATTTACCTGTTGCTGCTCCGTGTTGTCCTTCTTTAAATGAATCTACTACTGCAATCTTATTTACTACAGCAAAATGCATCCATTTTTCAATTTCCCAGTTTGCAGGAACCATTGCTAAATCTAGTTTTAATATTTTACCATAATTTGTAGCAATTGCTTTGTTTAATCTGTCAAACATTGCATCATACATGTACTGGAAATTTTTAGTTCTATCTACCAGAGATACAGCTTTTCCTTGGTTTGTGTTATATATTTGACCAATTATTCCCAAATGTCCTTTTGAAGGATTGTTTGCTTTTACGTATTGAACTTGTCTAGGTCTCATTTTAAGATAAATATCTTTACCTAACTTAACTCCTTCCCAGGATTCATTAATCCAAAAAGCAGTTTCTTCTTCACCTAAGGTCTTGTTTGTTTTGTATTCTTCAGATTCAAATCTAAACTGTGTTTCACCATATTCATCATAGTACTGAATTTTCTTAACTTTACGTAATGATTTCCATCTAACAATAAATTCTCTTATGTTACCTTGATCGTCTGTATAGTTTGAATTAAAAGTATGACCATTTAGTTCTGCAATACCAAATAAAGTATTGTATGTATCTTTTCTAGCAAAGAGTCCTTCTTGACCATCTCTTAGTAATGTGTGATTATTATGGTCATCTGAATAATTACTTTTTCCACTTGTTGTGTATTCTGTAAGATAATCAATTTCTTCAGGTTTTAACTCATCATAGTATTTATCTATAAGGTAGTTTGGTGACTTGTGATCTTCAATAATAATTAAAGAAGAGTCTTCAATTTTGTCTGAATTACCATTTCTTACAGCTCTAACTTTTAATGGATTTAGTTTTTCCATTGTAGGTTCTCCGTGATCTATATCTAAAAGATATATCTCTTCAGCCATAATTAAAGCATCTTTAAATCCTTTATTAAATTTTTCTGCAAAATTAAGTTCTTGATAATAATGTTTTAAAATTTGATTAGCCATTTTCTCTCGAAGATCTTGCCAAGTGTATTTCATGTACTTGTCAAGTTCTGACATCTTTAACTTTATTTGTTCTTCATCTGAATTTGATTGAATTATTGAAGTTAATTTTTCAAAGAGTATTCTTTTTTTGTCTTCTTCTTTTGAAGAAATTGCATCAGAATTAGTTACAATTACTGAGTAATCAAATCTTCTTTTAATTTCTTCACCAACTAATAAATCAATTTTAGGAACAATTATAGGATTGTGTGGTATTTCATCATAAACATATGAAGCATCTAAATGATTTGGGTTTGTTACTTTTAACAAATCTTCTTGATCTAAGATACCGTTATATAGGTTTAAATTTATGATTTTATTTTTTAAGTCTTTACGAACTCCTTCATTATGGTAATACGAATGTGTATCAGAATAATCAACATTATCTTTTCGCCATTCTTTATTTTTTTGAGAATAGGGAAGTCTTTGACGAGGTAATGGTATTGTGTTTATTTTCGTGTTCATCTAGTTTTTTTTTATTAACTTTGCAATATACAAAATAAAAAGTAATAATCAAAGTGATTTTTCTTTTATCTTACAATATGTGTTGATTTTTAATAGCTTTTTTAGAGTTGTAGTTCTTGTTAAAGAAAGTATCATTACTCAAGTTTGTAGAAGCCGTGTTTTGATTATCTATAGCAGATTTTGTAATTCTATAAACATCTTCTCTCAATATAAATAACATTCCCGCGGCAGACACTCTATCAAAGTTACCATCTGAATTCCACCTAATACATTCGTCAATATGTGCAAGACCTCGTATTGTGTGCAAACGTAGTTTTCCAGTGTCATCACCTAAAACAGGAGTGTTCATCCAATCAGCATGTAATTTTCTACCCCATTTGTTTACTTCTTTATTTGCGGTAGTACCTTTTGAATTATTACCATAACCACCACCTTTTGCTAATTGCATGTCTTTTAATATTTGTGGTGTATCACATAGTCGGTGTAATGCGTTTTTTTTGTCAAAATAACTAAATAGACCTTTTAAGTTTTTTTCATAGTTTGCTTGACCATTATAAAACTCAATTGTTCTTAATGCAATCTCATACGCTTCTTCTGCTAACTTTGGTCTACCTGTATATTCACAAATAATTCTGTCTGTAAAGGTGTCTAGACCAATAATACTAAATAAAGAAGGTCCTGTATCTGCATCAATAGGGTCAATTCCAAATATATATCTACCATAAGGAATTTCACCGTTTGCATTTGTTTTAGGCATTTCAAAAATTTCTAAACAACCTTGTCTGTTTGCTTCATCTTTATCGTAACTACGTAATGGAAATCTATCTTTAGCTAATCTCCATTCTACTTTACCTTCACCAGTTCTTACAAGTTCACTAACAAAATGTTCTGCTAAAAAAGATTCTTTTCTAACCATTATTGTTTCAAGATAATCTTTTAAATCTGATACAGGAAACACTGTTCCTTCTGTACGCATAACTGCATCTTGAGGTGTAACACATTCTTCTGCTTTCTTTTGAGTAATTGTAGAAGGATCTATTGAACTATATTTAACAAGATGTCTATCGTTTAGAATTTCTATCAGTGCTTTAATAATGTCAGGTTCACCAACTTTTTCATCATAGCAATTCTTACGATTCATATATGCTCCCCAAAAGAAACCACATAACTGTTCACCATTTGCATTTTTGTCAAAAACATTAGGTATACCATATACATTATATGCTCCAGGACTGTAAAACAATTTTTCTGAACCTTCAAATGAACCACCTTCAACACCACCTGTTCCCATGGCAATCATAAAACCAAATGTTGTATTACCATCTTCAACAGCTTTTCTATTTACATTCCATGCTTTTTCTAAGTTGTTGAAAAGACCGTCTTCTTCATAATGTATTAGTGGTCCACGAATACCCCTTGCTTTATCGGGATTATCTTTCAATGATATACCATGTACTGAAGATAATAAACCTAAACGAGTACCATATTCATCCTTAAATCCTAATTGTATTTCTAATGTACTACCTGCTCTATCTACAGTTCTCATTCTAGGAAGAGGTGTGTTTTCAGCAATCCAATCTAAACAATCTACAATTTTACCCCAGATTCCTTTATCTCCAGACAAGAAACCTTTATCTGATGCTAGGTGAAAGTTAGGATTACCTGATCCTGGATATATATACATATTACGAGGACTCCACGATGCAGCTTTAAAACTTGCACCAACACCTCTACATTTAAGCATTTTACCATGTTTACCTCTACGTTTAGCTTGTTCTACATAATGGTGAAACAAATAGTCACCTAACCAAGGTTTTGCAAATTTGTATAAACGTTCTCCTTGAGATTTTGCTCCATCAGATTGTGTACCTGCTTCTTCTACTAACCATATTGGTGAATAGTTCCAATAGAAATATAATTCTCCAGGAATCCATTCGCCATCACTAGGTCTAACTAAACCATATTTCCATTTACGAAGTTCTTCTTTCCAAAATAAACCATAATCTGATTTAGGATTTGGATTAGGTGTAAGGTGTGTGTATTTTTTATGTTTCTCAAAGAAAAGAGCTCTTTCTCTAAAAAAATCCATATCATTAAGTATGTGAGGATTTGTTAAATTAACTTCAATCCTACCATCATTATAATCTACAGATTTAACTTGATCTTTGGCATAACTTCGAACATTTTCAACAGCTATTAAATTTTTAACAAAAGTAATAGAATTAATCATGTCTACTAATTCAGACCAAACTTCTCGATGTAGATTCTTTTTCAGCTCCTCAGTTAAAGGTGTCTGATAAGAATTCATTTTATATAAGTTTTCTATTTCATCCATTCGTTTTGGTTTAACACAATTGCTTCTGTGCTTAAGATTGTTTTAGCTACAGCTACTGCATTCAATAATGCACATCTTGTAACTTTAAGTGGGTCTATGATATTTTCTTTAAACATACTTATTCCTAAATCAAAAGTAAGTGAATATGTAGTATTGACTTTGTTTTCTAAGATTTTAATAGCAGGTTCAAGTAAACATCTGTAAACACATTTATTTATGTCTTCATTTGAATTTGACGTATTTGTTTTGTTTTCATTGTTTAACCATTTAGATTGAACTTTAAATAAAGCAATACCACCACCTTCTACAATACCTTCCTCTAATGCACAAGCTACTGCTTTAACTGCATCATCGTAACGGTCATATCTTTCTTTCATTTCAGTTTCTGTTTTACCACCAACTTTAATAATTGACACTTTACCTTTTAAATATTCAATTCTTTGTTTAATTAAATCTTTATCATAACTAGTAAGGTCTTTATCTTTAAATAATGTTTTTAAAACATTTAATTTTTCAGATACATCAATATCTTCTTTTTTAACTAAGATACTACTGTTTTTAGATATCTTACAAGATTGTAGTTTACCAAGAATGTTTGTGTTATAGCTTTTGGTTAAATCTGTAATCAATGTACTACCTGTAAAGATTGAAAGGTCTTCTAGTAAATCTTTACGATGTCTAGAAAAACCTGGTGATTTAATAACACATATTGGTAATTGTTGAGATAAAACAAAAGTTTCAAGTTTTCTCAATGCTTGTTCGTGTATATCTTCTACAATAATTAATAGTGAATTATTGGGTTGTTGTGTCAGTTCTAGTATTGATCTAAAGTTTTCTAATTTCTCTAACTTTCCATCTATAATTAATGTATTGACATTTGTAAGTTCACAACTTCCTTTAGAAGGGTTGTTAATAAAATGTTTAGAAAAGTAACTCACAGGAAGTAATATTCCAGGTAGTGTATCTAATACATCTTCTGTATTAGAACTCTCTTCTATCTTTACAATATCTGAATGATTAAAAGCATTCTGTATAAATTCTCCAATTTGTAAATCATTATTGGCTGAAATACTTGCTACGTGTGTAATATCTTTGTGTTCTAGCTTTCTTGAGTTTAGTTTTAGTTGTTCTATAACTTTAGGTATTATTTCATTAAAAGCTGTATTGATATCCTTAAATTCAAAAGAACAAAGGTTATTAACAAAAGCAGTAGTTAATACAGTAGCTGTAGTTGTTCCATCACCTGCATCTTCTACAGTTTTTTCAGCTGCTTGTTTAGCTAATTGTGCACCAATGTTTTCTAATGAATCTTTAAAAAAAATTTCTCTAGCTACAGATACCCCATCTTTAGTAACTCTATATTCTCCTGTTTTTCTATCAGGTATAATGACATTTTTGCCATTTGGACCCATAGTAGAAGACACTGCTCGATTGAGTTTATTAACACCTTCTATTAGTTTATCTCTACCTTCTTTATTAAAATATATTTCTTCCATATTAATCAATATTTAATCCTTCTTCAAACATTCCAAAAGTTTGTTTACCCTTCATCTTTCCTTCCAGTTCGCTTTTTTCTTTTAGCACTTCTTTTTCTGCAATCTTTAAATTCTGCATAATTTTTGGTAATTTTTCTTGAGTTCCTGCAATCATAGACAGTGTTGTAACAGTTCCACCATTAGCAGTACGTTCATTTAACAGTTCTCCTGTTTTCTTTAGATATTCACTCATCTCATGTACAGAAGTTAATGCATCTCTGTATAGTTTACCAATGACAGTTAAACTTCTATTTTCATAAAAAATAATAGCTTCTTCCATAACATTATCTATTTTCCAATCACTAGGTAACTCAACATCATTTATTATTTCTTTAGTTCTTTCTTTTAAATCAGGTATAATTAAATAATCTGATTTAATATCTGCATAATAATACACAAATAACATTTCTTTTAAAGACATATCTTTGTTACGAGTTTTATCTCTTTTCAGTATTTTTTTAAATGGAGAAAGTCCCCAGCATTGATCTTCAACGCTGAGAACTCCATCTTTTAATATAAAACCATTCATTATTGTTTAGGTTTTTGTACTTTCTTTGTACGCTTTACTTTGTCTAAAACAGAATCCGTTGTAGTAAATGTTAAAGGTGTTTTTAAACTATTAATATTTTCTATTTCAAACTTTAGTTCTAGATTTTCTAGTTCTTTACTTTCTAATGATGCAGCAATAGCGTCTGTTTCATACTGTTTATATAAACCATAGATAATACCTAGAATTGCAGTAGATGCAGAAACAACAGTTGCTAGATCAACAATTCCAAAAGCAAAAGAAATAGCTAAAGCAGTTACAATAATTAGTGACGTGATTTGTGAGTATAATTTATTCATTTGTCTGTAGTGTTTGTGTGTTAGTAAATTTTGTTAATATTAATCGGTCTTCAAGTATTGCAAAAACATAATCTCCATAAACAATAGGAGATAGTTTAATACTTGATAACATTTCATGCGAATTGTTTGGATTTATTTCTTTAGTTGTCATTTTTTCAATATCTACTCTAACCAGGTCTCCTGGTTCAATTTGTTTTACGTTTTCCCCAACAGCAATGACATATTGAAATTCAGACATGACATTGTTAGAAAAATCTAAAGCATCTTCATTTTCGTCTTCATCATATTCTGAATTTAACGTGATAATCACTTTTCCAAACATTGGCTTTTCTGAAAACACTTTTATAATTTCTAAAATTTCTTCTCTACTAAGATTCTTCTTTTCTTCCATTCTTTTTTCTAATTTGATTGTTTAAGTAATTAAGTCTATTTTCATGACCTTTTATTATTTTATTATCTGTATATAGCTTACCTATATATTTGTAATAAAACGTCGTTTTTAAATTATCCATTTCTTCATCAGATAATCCTTCTAATTTTAACTTTTTTATTTCTTGATAAGTAAATCTAAATTGAGATTCAATTATTTCTTTAATTTGTTCGTCAGTTAAATTGTTGTTTAACCCTATTGTATGTATTATTCTTTTTACCTTAAAATCTTCTATCTTATTGTTCATAATTAATATTGAAGTTAAAAGTTATAACAAAAGACTTAGGATCATCTAATAAATCGGGAATATAATTTTTAGATATCTGTTTGTCAATAATTACTTTCTTTTTTCTAAGAGAAGTTAATATATTTTGTAACACACTATCTTGCATTCCCACTTCTTCAATAATCAATCTTCTTGTGTCGTAATCAAAGACTTCTTTCCATAGTACTTTATTATTTGTTATTTCTTTACCTAACTTATAGTGATAATATAAAAATAAAGCTACTACTTTTTGTTCTTGATTTGTTAAGTTGTGAAAAGGTTTTAAGAATTCAACATACCTAAAAAAGAAATTCTTTAATTTAACATTTAGTGTAGCACTTTTTATATTATTCATTTTTTTTTACTTTTTATTTTATAATGTCTAGAAATTAATGCCATAAATTTTTGAGCACTGATTGGTTTTTTACTAAAACCTAAATCAAAACTTTTCCAATCGTTATCCCAATCTCTAAACATATCCATAATAATTTTAATATTTCTTATACTACCCATCTTCTAAATATTTAATAATGTCTACTAGCACTGAATTTCTGTGATTAGATTTTAATGTTTTGTAGCCTACTAAATTACTATCTTTTAGTTTTAGTATTTTGTAAATACAACTGTTCTTGTTAATTTGTTTATCTACTTGTTCTAGTGAACCACAAAAAATCATTTTACTGTCTTTACCTAATCTGGTAAGTATTGTTCTAAAGTCACCGTATTCCATATCTTGAAATTCATCAACAATAACTACAGATTTAATAAATGTAATTCCTTTAGCTACTTCAATAGGCATTACTTTAATTAAACCATCTTTTAACATCTTTTCAGTTGTTGGTTTACCTTGACATACTTCTAAGTTTTGAATTATAGGGTATGTATATGGTGCCATTTTCTCTTCTAATGTTCCAGGTAAAGCAGCTAAACTATTTTTTATCATAGGTCTTGTAATCCATATGTTATCAAACTGCTTTTTTCTAAAAGCTTTAATTGCAGTGTGTACAGCAGCTAAAGATTTACCTGAACCAAAATCTCCTAAAAGAAAGTTTACGTCATATTGATAAAACAACTCAACAAACTCTTTTTGCTCTTCGTTTAAATCTACATTTAATTTGGGCTCTGTTCTCAATCCTCTTTTTTCTGTATTAGGTATTTTTGTCATTTACAAAGTCATTATATTTATAAATATTTTCAAATTCTTTAATTTCATTAACTGACCCACATCTCATACATACATTATTTACATCTTCATCTGTAATAATGTGTAAACTTTTACAGTATTTACATGCTACAACTGGTTCTGCATCGTAGTCTTTTTTATTGTCTTGTTCCATTTCTTTAATTATGTTTTTAATATCGTTTACCCAAGAAGTATCATATGTTGGAAAAGGTCCAAGTTTATTATAATACTCTACATGCTTGTATAGGCTTTTAAGATGTTTGAGTTTGTTTTTCTTCATTGTTATATATGTTTAATTCTGTAATCCAGTCTTCATCTTTTTTATTTATTACTACATTATATTTAAAACTGGGATATTTACTTGAAAACAATTCCATTTTAGTTTTAAAATTATCTACTTGATCTAAAGCAACTTTTAAATCTTTTTCTATTGTTGTATATGTATTATTCAATTTTATTTATTTCTTTAAATTTATCCCATTCTGTTTTATTAACAAGTTCTCCAAATCTATCACTGTTACAGCTTTCTTTAGTAGAAGTTCTACCATAAAACTCACAACCACATTTAATACATTTTCCTGTCTTCATACAGTCATCTTTACATATTAATCTTCTGTATGCGATTTGTTCTTTTAAATGTTGAGGTTGTATATTTAGATTTTCTAGTATTAGTTGAGAATTTCCCTCTAGATAATTATAAATATTGCTGAGTGTTATCTTATGTTTCATTTAAACTGTTTAATTTACTTAATATCATTGTTTTTTCAAGACTATCTAATTCTCTACCTATTAATTCAGAAACAATAGCATCAATGTTGTCTTCAGTTACTTTATCTTCTAATGTAACTAAATATTTTGAAATTTCGTTTATCTGTTCTACTCTAGTATAAAATTCTTTTACTTGTTTTTTAATTTTTACTTTCTGTTGGAGTTTAACTTGTCTTGCTCCGTTTTTTGTATATGTTGACATTATTTTATATTTTTAAACTTTAAATATTTAGGATTTTCATTACTCCACTTTACTCTGTAAACTTCTAATTCTTTATCTGTTTTAGTTGGAAATATATTCTTCCAATATTCTAATTCTTTAGGATTAATTGATTTTTGATCAAAATGCTCACTTGCTTTTTTAATACTGTTAATTCTATCTTGTTCTTTAGATTCAGCTTTAATCATTAAGTTTATAATTTATAATGTTAGTGTCTATTATTGAATCCCCTACTTTATTAAATATAACATGTGATTTAATATAACCTGTTTTATTTCTAACAAAGATTTGTACTGTAGGTTGTTGTGAATCATTTAAAAATAGACCTACGTTAATATCATTTAGTCTATCACCTTTCCATTTCTTTGTATAGTAGTTATAAAGACTAAATATACTTTTTTGGTTATCTATAATTTCTTGTTCTATTTCGTCGTGTTTATTTTGTATGTCTATTATCATTTATTTTTTTGTTACAGTACTTATTATAAAATTCATCATTTCTTATTTCTTTAGTAACTTTTGGAAACTTTAAATCTTTAGCATTCCATTCATCATTGTAATATATTCTTTCTTCTTCATTCATATTAAAATACTTTTTCGTCTGTTAGTTCATCTTCTAAACATTCATAATTATGTTCAAACCCAACAACTATAGTGTAAACATATTCTCTATATCTTAACGAATACAATATATCCATTATAAGACCTTCTTCTGAATCAGGAGTATTATGATATACTCTATCTCCTATGTTAAATTTAGGTTGTTTCATTTATATGTTTTTCATTTACTTTATTTCTTATACAAAGGTACAACATATATTTGACATATCCTAATAAAAAGTGATTTATTTTAAAATAAAGCAAAAAAAAGACCTAATACATAAGTAAAAGGTCTAAATATAAGATTCCCATAACCATAATTAAATATTATTATTATGTTTTGCAACTAATTTGTTTAATTGAGCTGATTTTATAAAAAAAGAAATTTGTTCTTTTGTAAACCCATAATCAACAATATATTTATAGTAAGATATTCTTGTTTTTTTTTTATTTTTTAAACAATCTTTAACATCTTCTATTATTTTTTTAACTTTACTTTTTTCATAAGTTTCTAAACTTAAAACTTTTTGATTTTGTTTAAAAACTTTTAGTTCTTTTGTATTAAATTGAGAAGCTTTAAAAGTTGCTAATTTAATATCTAAAAATTGAGGAATGCTAAATAAATTTCCTTTTAATATATGTTCAATATTAACGTCTTTTAAATTAAACCATTCATTATTTGATTCTGTTTTAAAATTTTTAAATAATTTATGTAATGTTTTTTCATATTTATCTTGAACATCAAATAAATGTGTAAAGAATAATTTATTTGCATTACTTGTTTGTAAATCTTTAATCCTAGTTAAAGGAGTTTTACTTTTACCTATTTTAGTATAGATACCATCTGATATAAAATACACCATTATATATAATAATTTAATTAATTAAATATTTAATATCTAATTTAACAACTAGATATAGAAATCCCTATATGCAAACTGATGTGTATTGCATAAACCGTCATATTTTAACTTCTTCTTGTAATGTAAACAGTGCATTATCCAAGATTTAACTACTATTTAAAGCATTTTTAGTTCGTGACACTATTTATTAAATCAATTTACATACTTGAATTATTGGGAACGATTGGATTCCAGATTCTTACTTAACCCTTTGATACTGGAGCAAATTTATGGTATCCAGCAGAGCATCTTTCAAAGTAAGATATTTTATTGAGCTACAAAGATACAACATTTAATTAAGAATTCCTAATTATTTATGGTTTATTTTCAGTTTTAAGTAGATTATTAATAGCTTTTATGTAATACTACAACCTTTACTTAAATTATCTTTAGCCCATAAAGGTTGTAGATTAGTATAATGACTTAGTTTTATTTTATCAATATCAGTTTTCCCACTTGACAACGGTGTTATATGATCTATATGCCATTGTCCATAGTTATCCCAACTCATTGTGTTTAAAAACTTACTTGCAATATGATCAAATATTGTTTTATAATCAGTCCCTAATATATCTAAAGTTGAAGGTTTATCTGTTAACTTTAAATTTCTAATTCTTCTTCTTAAATTACACTTCATTTTGTATAAAGGATCAGTTTGTCTTTTTAACTTCATGTATTCTACAGACTTTTTGTTTTGTCGTTCTTTATTATTAATATACCAATTATCCATAATTTTAATTTTATGCAAGATACAAAATTAATTCCACATATCCTAACAAAAGTGGTAATTTTTTTTATTTTTTTTTTATTTTTGAAATTTTATATTGACTGAAAGCGCTTTATAACCTAAAACTCACCCCACTCTTTTCAAATTTTGGGAGGTACTCGTCGGAGTATTTGTCATAACCAGAATTGTTGATGTCGTGACTCGACCACAATTCATAAAATATCGTATTATGTTCATAGCTAAATTTACACAGACGTCTAACACAGACATTTTCAAAGCAGATCACAATGATCACATGCCATTCATCGGTGACATCGTTGCAGGTGTTGCTAAAGGGTCTATTATCAATGGTACCATGTTTAAACGTGGAAACTTTGAAGAAAATGCTCTTTATCTATGTGATAACCACACAGATCCAGAGTATCCTGATAACGTGCAAACAACTGTTATCACTAAAGTTGGTGTTCTTGAGTTCTTACAATTACGTAAAGACTTAGGTGCAGGTAAACTTAAGCGTGAGACTGTTGAAGACGGAGTTGAAGCAGACGCATAAACCTAGATAGCCTCTTCGGAGGTTATTTCTTTTTTTACACACTAGACTCTGGAAGTTACTTTTGTATCCCAGTATAAATAGACTCAATAGATCACATTATAAATAGACCACCTAATAACACTAACTTCGTAAATGTGTTTTAATTTGAATTGACTAACTACTTTGTCTCTCTCAAATTATTCATTTAGGTGGTATATTTTATACCTTAATATATATACATTAATAAATCACCAATATTATGGACTTAATTCAAGACACTTTAATAAATACAATAGTAGGTGGGTTCATTGTGGTTGTTGCGATTGTAATCTCTGTAATACGTGATTATTATAAAGATAAAACACAGTAGAACCTCTGTTAAGTCGCAGTATGACTGGGTTTGTTAAGGCTTGTATAACCTCAATCCCACAATATCACACTTTATCGCTGACTAAACTAATACACACTGTTAATAATCTATAGCTTTTACACTAACATTTAATAACAATTCACATGATTTATATCATTATAATTTCTGTATTTATTGTAATAATTGCTGTCATTAATAACGACGATTATACAAATTTTAATACATAATCACCAACAATCTACAAATAATGGTTACATTTTAACCACTATCTACATATAATTTTAACTCATCAGCCCTTTGTTAATACTAAAGGTTATGTCCTAAGTATTTGGTTCTATTTAAATGATGTGTATACTCAATAATAGTTAAGAGTATTTTAATAAACTAACTAACAACTAAAACAAACAATATTATGAAATTATATAGTGTTTATTCGATTACAATAGATAATGATACTCCAGAACATTATATGTCACATAGACATGAGGTTTTGATCAATGTGTATGACAGCTACGAATTAGCAGTAGCTAAAGTAGATCAACTGTATGTGGATTCAATTGAACAAAGCTCAATTAATAGTCCATTTGAAATTACTGCTGAAATTAGAGAAAATATTTTAATTACAAGTAATAATGAAGTAAATAAATTAATTTCTAATCATAATTCTTATAATAATGATGATAATAATTGGAAATAAATACTAGCTAAAACAAACAATATTATGAAGGAATTTAAAACAATTGCATGGTTGTTTCTTTTTTACATGAGTATGTATACAATTATTGATTGTAAACTAAGTGATAATATTGACTGGATATATAATATATCTATATCTCTATTTTTCAGTTTATTAATATCGAGAATATATAACTACGGAAAAAATAACATCTAAAACAAAAAATTATGAAAACAATAAAATATGTATTTGCAATATCTTTAAGTTTATTGCTATTGATAGCACTTGAAGGGCTTTGTACTTTAGGTACAGCTTTTGAATTTGAAACTTACACAATATTTCATTGGATATGTCAATTTCTTGGAATATGTACGAGTGTTTGTTTTGCAATAATGATTATTAACGAAGCATCTAAAGACGAATAAATTATGGAAGCAACTAAAACTTACTCAGACAGCAAACAAACTGTCTGGGAAACATGGTTCATTATATCACTAGTAATAGTGGTGTTTACATTTGTACTAGGACTTAACTTTGGTCCTAAAGAATTGCCGAGTTTTCCATTAATTGGAGTACTTGCAAACATTAATCTTATCTACTGTATTATAGTAGGTTCGAGAAAAAGAAATTAACAATATAATTAAACTATTTGATTGAAGACAAACAATAATGAATGTATATGGCGTGCTGTATACACATTAGAAAACTGTATCAGCAGTTGTGTTTGTTGTAAATGTAAGTCTAAAATCTTTCCACATTGCAATGTGTCAACGAAAGAACTTACCTCACTGAAATTTGGGCAAAGAGTTTTTGGAATAGTGAGACAAAACACTTTAAAATGTGACGTTCTTTAAATATATACAATATTTTAAAAACACATTATGAGTTTGAATTTTAAACAATTCAATACATCTTTGAAAGAGATATAGCCAATCAATTATATCTTGAGTAAATCTTATAATGTGTTTATTTTTTTAATTATCTTTTACTACATCCAAAACAAAATTAATCAAAAATAAACAAAAATGAAAACAAAATTATTAATTGCATTGTTATTGATTAATATATCAGTATATGCACAAGGATTTAGATTTAGTGAAACTTCAGGAACTAACGTTTCTGTTACAGTTGAACCTAAACCAACATTGGAAAAGAGATCACCAAATTTAATATTTGAATTTGAATATGAAGAAAACTTTGGTTATGTAAAAGTTGCTTCACAAATACTTCCAGCATTAGAAGGTGGTTATATAGATTTAGCAGGTGGTGTAGGTTTAAGCTTTACTAGTGGTTATTTTAAACAAATGAGATATACAATAGGAATACGTGGTGGATTTATTAAACGAGCAGATATTATTTATCCCTTGTTTGGTCAAGAACTAAATATACTATGGAATATACCATCAACAAAATTTAACATAGGTATTAGATTATCTAATGATTACAGAGAAGACTTTAAATTTACAGGAGGTGATCCAGGATACCGACAAAATGCAGGATTTAAAATACAATACATGTTATAACAAAATAAAAACTTAAAATTAACTAACTTAAACATTAAAATTATGAACAATCAAGAAATTACAACAGTAACTTACAACTTTGAAGACGGTACTAGAATTTTACAACCAATCAACAAAGAATGTTTGTTTGACTCAAAAGGTCGTAGAGTATCTGTAAATCAATTAAACAATCTTTTTGAAACTACAGCTTACGACAAAAAAGCAACTAGCTTTAGTTTAGAATCTATTGAAAGCCCTGAAAAGGTTGAAAACGTATCTGAATTTAGTAAAATTGAAAAGTACAATGCTAAAAAAGATTACAAAGATTTTAGAAAAGAAAACAATGGTGCTTTTAAAAACCAGAAATCACAATTTCAAGCAATGGTTGTTGACAAGTTTAAAAACACTAAAATGAAAATCAGATACAATGTATCTATAGATATTGCAAGCTAGTGGAATCAATAATACTTATAAGTGGAATCATTTGTTTCTTACTTATTGTATTGTTTGTTTCATTATCAACCAATACTAAAAAAAAGGTAAAACCTAATAACCTTAGTTTAATTAATGACATGAATGTTTCTAATAACAAAAGTGATGGATTCTGTATAGAAAATGCAGAGCGTCCATCACTAATTCGTGAAAAAAATAAACTTTATTTAACTAGTCACATCAACAGTGTGATAAATAACGAAAAAAATTATGACAACAATTACAAAATTACAAAAAGAAGGATACCAAGGAATTAAGGTTACGTCAATGTTAAGGGCTGTTGAATCAGTAGGGATATTTAAACAATTACGTCTTGTGCAACAAAATGAATTCAGTAGCATCAAAAACAAGTACAACAAAAGTGGCTATTTAACTAGACCACATTTTACTTATCTTTGGCAATTGTACTGGAATTTTGTTTTAAACAACTTTAGATTTGATGATAAGTCTGCGACTTGGACTATCCCTGTTAAAATCAAAAAGATTGAAACAAAACATATTGGAATGAAAATGTTTAATGAATTAAGCAAAACAAAACTCAGTTAAATAATCCAATTGATTACTTATATAAAGAATTTAAAGAACTAAATTAAAGAAAATTATTAACCAATAAATTTAATCAGAAATGTATAGTAAATTAGATTTATTGTTTAGAATAAAATATTGGGACTTGAGCAAAAGCTCTCGAAGAAATTTCAGATAATAAGTTTTCCACTGAAAATATTTTAAAGATGATGTCCTCTAGCGTTTAAGAACTCTACAACCAGTAGAAACACAGGTTTGAATCCTGTCTTCATCTTTTCGTCAGCTCTTTTACCGTAGCTTAATCAAATGGACGGTATATGTAAAAACAGGTTGAGGAGTAATTAACTTTACTCCTTTAAACCTAAATAATTAAAAACTGTATGTCATGAGTATTGTAGATAAATTACGATCTTTATATGGTGTAAAAAACTATATATCAAAACATTTAGAAATAAGAGAAAAAGATTTAAATGTCTTGTTCTTAAGATTTGCAGAAACAAGTGAATGGAAAAAACATTTTGCTAAATCTAATTCTAAAAATTACAAGGGTTCTAGTAAACCCTATATTGATAACGCACATTTAATATCATTGAACTGTTTTGATGAATTTAAAAAGTGGTTATCGTTGAATAAAAACTAAAAATCAAAAACAAAATGATAAAATTATTGTTCTCTAATGGTGAAATTGTGTTTGTTCATTTATTTAACAAAGTTGATCTTCAAAATGCATTAAAAAATAACTAAAACTAAAAATTATGGAAACATTTATCGGAATACTAATATATTTAGCAATTGTAATTATTTGTTATTATTTAAACAAAAAATTAGTAATTTCTAGCACTGGATATGAAAACATTTGGTCATGGGAAGATGTAAGACTTAATTTATTTTTCAGTATAACTATATTACCATCTATAGTGGTTTGGCTGTATTATATTAAATTTAAACTGCCAGGGTTTCCAGAAAAACCACCTCGTTGGTTATAAATTAAAAGGGCGGTAGTCTGTTAGGTGACAGATTTGAAAACAGGAGTTCGATTCCCCAATCGTCCACAAACTAAATTTCATAATTTTGGTTTAAGTCTTTAATTTATTTTAAAGATGTTTTAGTTAGTTTTAAATTGGTGAAAATATGTAACTGCGAAATCAGATATGTATTAGTAGCCAATTTATTTTAACAGCTATATTGTGAATAAAAAAAAACAATAACTAATTAATAAAAATTATGAAAATTATGAAAATTATAGAAAAAAAAGACTTAATTGAAGATGAAATTTACACTGCAGAAAGTAATTCTCTTGTTTATATATTTAAGTTAGAAAAGGACATTAAAAACTGTTTTAATGTGTATCAAAATGGAAGTTTTAAAAAACTATTTAAATATGGTGATTTCAATAGAGATTCTTATGTTTTTAGAAAAGCTAAAGCTGAAAAAAAACATTGGTTAGAAACCTGTATCAAATTAGATAAATATGTAGAATATAGTGAAGCTATGAAATCATTTGTAAAAAAAACTAAAGAAATTAAACCATTACCTTGGTTCAAAGTAATAAAAGTAAGTGATCGTAAAACAATCTATGACAAAGCAGTAATTCTTGAAGTTCAAAACAATGAAGGTAATCAATTTCATGTTGGTGACTCAGTAACGCCTTTTAATGGTATTAATAGAGGTATTAAATCTAGAATACTAGCATTTAGATATACAAATGATTTAAATAACGTTTGTGCTATTACAGAATTACATATACTTTACGGTATTGGTATTGATAAAATTGAACATTTTATTGAAACTAAAGTAGTTGAAGAAAAATCTTTACTAGAGAAAGCTAGAAGATCATATCCTGTTGAGATTAAAGTTAAAAAACCATTATTTACAACAGAAGAGGGTATTGATATTTTTGAAAGTGATAAATTTTATGTTTTAGTAACACCATTTAATGATAAAGATAAAACCAATATTTGTGAACAAACAGCCAGTAGTTACTATAGAGATTGTAAACTTTTAACTTTTTTTACTAAAAAAAAGGCTGAAGAATATATATTAATAAACAAACCTTGTTTAAGTTTAAATGATATTATTAAAAATTGTTTAAATATTAACAATTCCAATTATAAAACTATTACAGAATCTTTAAAACAATTAGTAAAAACTAAAATTAACAAATAATGGCATTATATGTAAAAATCGAAAAACAGGAAACAATAAAGCAATTTTTAACACTTTTGTTTTCGTCTACATTTAGAAGAGGATATCTAACAAGTCTTTCTTCGTATACAGATTCAGATTTTCTTGAGTTACAATGTGAAGAAGGAAAATATAGATCTTTTGACGAAGTGTTTGAAATCATTACAACTTATTACCCTGAAACAACAGTTGTTGAATTAATGAATGAATTAATTAATTTAAAACCTAAATGTATAAAAACTGGTGTTTCAAAAAATTTATATACAATGTTTTGTGGTGATATTTCAAGAAGTGTAATGCTTTACAATAATTATGCTTCAACTGAGGTAAGTACAGAAAAAGGTAATTCAAAATATTCATGGTTTACTTTGTTTAAAATGGTTAAAGAAAAAAATAGTAAAAAAATTAACGATCTTCAGACAGTTAATTAATTCTTGTTTGTTTTAAAGATATGACTCATCTAAAACAATTAAATGAAAAAAGAATTATATGATATCGAATGTTTTCACAACTTCTTTTGTGTTGGAATTAAAAACCTTGACACAAAAGAAATTGTTTTTTACGAAATTAGTGAAGAAAGAAATGAATTAAAAGAAATTTACAATTGGTTTTTAGATTATGAAGGTTTTTTAATTAGTTTTAATGGTATACATTACGACAATCAAGTTATTAAATATTTGTTGTTAAATTACAGCAAGTATCAAGATTTAAATTGGGCAAATGTAACTTCAAGTTTGAAATATTTTTCAGATAAAATAATTTATGGTGAAAATTATCAAGATGACGAAATTAAAAAAGTTAAATATTTAAAGACAAAGTGGATTGATATTGATTTATTTGCGTATTGGTCTAAGATGTTAAGAATATCCAAAAAAATCAGTTTAAAGTCTTTAGGTATTCAACTAGGTTATCCTGTTGTTCAAGAATTACCTTATAGACACGACTCTGTCTTAACAATAGATCAGTTACCAAAGTTACGTTATTATAATTACACACATGATTTAGGTATTCTTGAATTACTTACTATTAAAATGCAGGATGACATCAAACTTCGTGCAAACATTGTTAAAGAGTATGGTATTGACTGTTGGTCTATGGATGCTACTAAGATTGCTTCTGAAGCATTACTTTTAGATTATTGTAGAATTACACATAAAAAACCTTTTTATGTAAGAAATCAAAGATTTGAGAAAGGTGACATGTATCTTAACGATGTGTTAAAAGGTTTTGATCCTGAATTTAAACTTCCTATATTTAAAGAATTGTGGAATGACATATTAAAGTCAAAAGATAAATTCAGTAGAGAACTGTTAGTTAATTACAATAACACTTCTATACGATTAACCTATGGTGTTGGTGGTTTACATTCTATAAATGAAAATGAACAATATCAAGGTAATGATGATTATGATGTTTTAACTTCTGATGTAGCTTCTTTATATCCTAATTTAATAATAAATTATAAATGTATTAGATTTCCTGAAGTTCTAAACAAATATATTCAAGTAAAAGATGAAAGAATTATTGCTAAAAAAGCAAAAGAAAAACAAAAAGACACATTCTTTAAGTTAATTCTTAATTCAACATCAGGTTTACTGGATATGGAACATGGTTGGTTATACTTTCCTGAAGGTGCAATGCGAATGAGACTAATTGGTCAATTAATTCTTACTAAATGTATTGAATCATGTTTAATTAATAACTGGCAAGTTGTTTCAGCAAATACTGACGGTATTGAAGTGATTGTTCCAAAACATCAGATTCAACAGTATAAAGATATTCTTAATATGGTTTGTAATAAATTTCAATTAGATCTAGAACATGAACATTACGATAAAATCATATATAAAAATGTAAATAACTATATATGTAAAACTAAATCTGGTGATGTCAAACGTAAAGGTTTCTTTAAATTAGATTTTAATGAAAAAGGTCAGAAAGAAATTCCTTTAGGTGATTCAACAGACGAGTTAGTAATATCAAAAGCTTTACACAACTATTATATTAATAATATTTCACCAGGTGAGTTTATTAGTAATCCTGAAAAATACAAACTACATATCTATGATTATTGTAAATCTAATAAAATAGGTAAAGATTTTGCTGTATTTCATAGTGGAAAAGTTCAACAACAATTGAATAGATATTATTTTAGTAAAAAAGGTCTATATTTGTTTAAACAAAAGAAATCAAAAGTTTATTCTGAAACAGATCGAGATAGATTAACAAATGAATTAATTTCTAAACACAATAGAGAAGATTACCCTAATTGGAAACCTTTAAGTGAAGATCAATTAATAAAAAGTATCGATCTTTTAATTTATGGAGATGCTACAATGATGCATGTAAATGTAGGTGAAGGTGTCATATTGTTTAACAACTATGAAGAGAAACCTTTTAATGAATACAACGTTAATTATTCTTACTACATTAGTAAAACACAGAGAATAATTGATGAGATAAATAACTTTAATCAATTAAAATTATTTTAATAATTAATAAACTTAAATAATTATGAAGTACAAAATTAAAAAATTAGGATCTGTTGATAAACCTGTTCATGGTAAAACAGGATATGGAGATTTAGAAGATCACTATGAAGGTATTTTTACCAAACCACCTATTGTTGGTAAAAGATTTAATTTAGCTCCAGTTCATTATAGTAAACCTCATCTTCGAGGTATATCAACGTCACCAGTAACTAAAATTATTGATGAAAACACATTTGAAACATTAAATTCAGTTTATAGAATTGATAAAATAATTGAAAATGACAATTAATCAACCAGAATATGTTTTTGCAATAGATTTAGTTATGGAAGAACACAGTGTTACTAATCCTATATTAATTTCGGAACATATTAAATTAGATTTAGACATGGAAGTTTCTATATTTCAAATCATGGATTATTTAGAAATTAACAATGAAAATTGGATATTAGAATCAAATAAAATAAAATATTATGAAAAACAATATTAATGCATTTCCAAGTTTTGAATTAGACGTTAATAAAACTGTAGTACAAGAAAAAAACGTAATATATGATATTCAGAAAGGAATGACTTTGCTGGATTATTTTGCAAATTCCGCAATGCAAGGATTGTTGTCAACTTGTCATGGTTCTTCTGCAGGAGTTGAAATGATAAAAAATCATGAAACTTTAGCAAAAAGATCATATGTTTTAGCCGCATCAATGTTAAAAGAAAGAATTAACTATGAAAAATAAAAGATGTCCAAAGTGTTTAGGTGCTAAAGAAATTATGCAACCTAAAGCAAATGGTAAAAAAGGATTTGAGTATCAAGACTGTACTTTATGTAAAGCTGAAGGAGTTGTTACAAGTGAACTGGAAAGTGATTATCTTTTTTCAATGAATGAAGATGATTTTGAATTTGAAAATGAATTATAATGGAAGAAACAATTTATGGCTTTGACATGGTATTTGGTTACCTGTTATTGATAATCGCCATTGCGTGGTTTCTTCGTAAAAAAAAATAAAATGAAAGAAATATTATTGCTGATTGTATTATTTACGTTTTGTAACGTGAATGCTCAGCAAAAAACAACAGAAGTTTATAAAACAGAAAACGGTATTAGAAGTTTAACACCGTCACAAGTAATACAAACAAACGGCAATACCACAAATGTATACAATACAACAAATGGTATCAAAGAACTTACACCTTCAAAAATTATTGAAAAAACCAATAATACAATACAGGTGTACAACACTACAAATGGTATTAGAAATCTTACGCCAAGTAGTATTATTATAACTGAAGAAAAATAATTTTAGTAAACTAGAAACAAGTGAAAAACAAATTAGCATTAATTTTAGATTTTAATTTTCTAGATAATTCTAATATTTCATTAGTTGAGTTTCTGACATTACTTACAATTAAGTATCCTCTTGTAGGTTATTCAGTTGTAGATAGTGTTAAAAAAGAATTACAAAATAAAAACTTTATAAAAATAATATTAGAAAACAATGAAGAAATATTAATTATTAGAGAAAAAGGTAATTTATTAATAGATTATTTAGAAATAGAAGGTTTAAATACAACAAAAGAAAAAAAGGTTGTTAAGAAATCTACAAGAGAAGTTAAAAATGGTTTGTCTGGATTTACGGAAGAATATCGTAGTTTATGGAAAGGATTAAAAATTGGTAGTATGGGTAGTCATGACAGTTGTTATGATAAACTTTCTAGATGGTTTTTTAGCAATCCTTCTTATTCAAAAGACGATGTTTTAAACGCTGCGAAAGTATACATTGATTCGTTAGATAATTACCAATATCTTCAGCAAGCTGATTACTTTATATATAAAAAAGATGGTAAACACGAAACTAGTAGACTATCTAACTTTATAGATGAATCTTCTTTTTCAAGTGAAGACTGGACAACAACACTTAAATAGATAAAGATGAAAAATGTTTATAAAATTATAAATAATTATGGAAAAAGAATTTATTCCTTATGAAGAAGCATTAGCTTTAAAAGAATTAGGATTTGATGAGTATTGTTTAGCTTTATATAGTTTTGCTAATAAAGATTTTCAAGAAGATCAATTAGTTATCCATACTTGTAAAGTTGAAAAAAAATTAAATTGGATGAAATTTCCAGTACCTCTTTATCAACAAGCTTTTAGATGGTTTAGAAAAAAGTATAATATAAATGTTTCTATAACATCAAAAACGCTAAGTGATGGTAAAACTGTTTACATATCACATGGTAGAACAATCCCTGATACTATTAGTAAAGGATTAATTGTAGATATATTCCCTTACAGAACAGATGAAATCTACGAAGAAGCAGAACTAAGATGTCTTAAAGAATTAATAAAAATAATCAAAAATGAAAAATGATTTACGTTAAAGAATTAGACGTTCCTAAAACAAGAACAAGAACACAGCTGATAAGATTTTTTCTTAGAGGTGTAAGTTATAAATCTTATCACGATAAAGAATGTACAAAATTACAGTGTGACAGCGGTAAATTTAGAAGTATTACTGAATTGCATTCTATTGTTTTATCTAGATTTGAAAATACTAGCTTAAAAGCTGTTGTAAAAATCATACACACAATAATGAAGGAGTCTTCATTTGTTATTTTAGTGTATTGCACAGAAGTAAACAAAGTTGTTGTAAAGTATGCATTAAACAAGAGTGCACAGTGGATCAGTGACTATAGCATAAAGCATTTTTATACTAAAAAAGGTGTAGATAACTATAGTTTAGAAAATTTCTATACAATGAATGAAGAATTATAGTTTTCTTTAAATATTTAAAAAACAATAAAACTAAAAAAAAATGGACAAAAAAATTAAATGTATTAATGAAGGACCTTACAAGATAACTTTAGATAAAGAATATAACTTAGTTAAAACAGAAGGTAATTATTATTTTTTACAAAATGATTCTTTAAAACTTGTTAGATATTCTAAAGATTTTTTTGAAGAAGTTCAGAATAATATTACACTAGAAGAAGAGTCAAATGTAGTTATATCTTTAACAGAAGCTCAAGTAATTGCAAGTATTTCAGAAGATGGTTCTGCTTTTACAGATAATGATGGAGAATTTGTAGAGCTAGAATTGTGTTTTCTTTCTGCATCAGAATCAACTATTTCCTGTGGCATTATTGAATTTCAGGGAATTAATGATTTAATTTCAAGTATTGAAGAAGAAGTACCAACTGTTGATAGTGATCGTATTGAACTAAAAAGAAGTATTTTCAAAAAGGTAATAAAATATTCAGTTAGTCAACAAAAGTGTGCAATAGCTCTGTTTTCAACAAATGTAGATTTTGATGAAGATATATTACCTGCTTTAGATGAAATTTCAGACATTGTATCACAAACAATAATTAATCCCAACAGTGAAAACAATATTAAGTTATGGATGATGTACAAGTAGAGAAAAAAGAGATTCCCTTTGAAAAATTATATCTTTCTGAACTAGATATTAGATCAAACGGTATTCGTCTCACAACTTTAGATTTATTTTTAAGAAGCATGCTTTTAAAAAAAACAAAATATAATTCTTTTTATGGTGTGCCACAAACGTATTACAACAAGGAATTTTCGAATCTCCAATGCAGTTGCCAAGTGCGTTCTTTCTTTGATATAGTAAACATCTGTAAGACATACTTTGACGCTACAGATAAAGATGTTGCAGGATATTTGAAACAAATTATTTCAGAAACTCGTTTCAACGCATATCACAACATGAGATATGGTTTTTTGTTTTGTGGTAAAGCAGGTGGTTGGGTCTTGCATTCTAGTGATAACTGCTGGTCTATTGACAAAAATTTTGTAATAAATTATTCTTCAAGTGAAAACAGATTGCAAGAAAAAGGAGATAGACATTATTCAATGAATAACATTCTAGAATTGATGAACAAATAATTTAGTAATCTTAATAATTATTAAAAACTATACAAATAAACAAAAATCAAAGAGATTATTAGTAAACACTAATAAAATTAATGAAAAAAGAAAATGATAGTTTATTTTCAAGAGTTTATAGTAATATAAAACAAAAGAGAGAAAGAATATTAGATGGTAAAGTGAACTGTATTCCATGGGGATTGCCTCGATTTGAAAACAGTTCACCAGGAATAGAACAAGGTAAGTATTACCTAATTTCAGCAAACCAGAAGGTTGGTAAAACACAAATCACAGACTGGTTATTTCTTTATAATACAGTACAACAAATACTAGATAATGGTCTTAACATAAGATTAAAAGTTTTTTACTTTAGTCTTGAAATGTCTAAGGAAGAAAAAATGTTATCTTGTTTTGCAAATATTCTGTATGTTAAAGAAGGAATTAGAATTTCACCAACAGATTTAAAATCTACAAATTCAAAAAAGGTTCTTTCAGAAGAAGTTTTACAAATTCTTTCAAAATATAAAGAATACTTTGACAAAATTGAAGAAGTTGTAGAGTTTGTAGATGATATTAGAAATGGTTTTGGTATGTACAACCTAGTTAGAGAATATGCTCTAGCTAATGGTAAATTACATTACCGTGACATTGAAATTAAAGGTAAAACAACAACTATTGAGGACTATTATGAAGCAAACGATCCTGATGAATATGTAATGATTGTTATTGACCACATTTCACTTATTTCAACAGAAAAAAGAAATGGTGAACAAATGAATCTTCATCAAAGTATTTCAGTATTATCTTCAGACTATTTAATTAAGCTTAGAAACAGATTTAATTATATACCTGTAGTTATACAACAGCAGAGTTCTGCACAGGAAGGTATTGAAAACAAAAAGGCAAATCGTCTTAAACCCACAATGGATGGTCTAGGTGATAATAAACTTACAGGTAGAGATGCAAATGTCATGCTTGGTTTATTTAGTCCTTATCGTCATGAAATTCCTGAATACTTTGGATACGATATTAAACAATTAAAAGACAATATTAGATTTTTAGAAATCATGGGTAGTCGTGACGGTGGTGCAGGTAATGTTTGTCCATTATATTTTGATGGCGCAGTTAACTTTTTTTCAGAATTACCTGACTCAAAAAACACTGAAAAAATGGAAAAAGTATACAAATTTATAAAAAACAAATAAAAATGAGAAAAAAAACAAATGAAAGATCATAGTTTTTCTGAAAACTATGTTTATTTTAAATATGGTTCTATAAATTGTCTAGAATCGTCTGCAATGTGTTACTCTAGAATTCAAAAAACAGACTTTGATAAAGATTGTGCTTTAGAATTAAAGTATTTCTTAAGAAAAGAAACATTAGCGTATACAAAAGAATACATCTTAATGTTAGAAAAGATTTTCAAATGTATTATTGAATGGTGTACAGAAGATCACATTAAAGTTAGCAATTTTAAAGATTTTTATATGTTGAAAATCTTTACTACTTTATTTAGGTTTCTTTTTGAACAAGGTCACTCAAATCACAGATTAACTGTTAAATTTCTTAAAAGTTTTACAGATAAAAAAGATAGTGAAGATTTTTTGTTAAGTCTTATGGAAAGTTATAACGAAGTTTTTTTTACTGTAAACAATACAAATCATGACCTCAGAAATAATGAAAAAAGTGATTTAAAGTTACGAACAACAGAAGAACTAGAAAATTTTAAATTTAGTGAAGAAAAATACTCACCAATTCATAATTTCTTTAATAAAAAATAATGATAAAACGAAATGTAAAAACAATTGAAGATGTTGAAATATATTTTTCAAAAGTAAGAAAAATAAAATTTAGAGAAGATGTTATTATTGATTCATTAGATGATATTTTTAGAAATCTTTTTGGACTTGGATTAAGAGGAATATTACCAAGAGAACAAAAAAGTACTTTTTACAGAGACAATCAGGTACATTGTGAAACACAAAACGATTATAAGTACCGTAGTTTTGATGATTTCTTTAAGCTATCAAAAAACTATTTTCCAGAAATTACAATACAAGAATCAATTACACATTTATTAAATGTGGAAAAGGAAAAAAACAAAGATGGAGTATATCTTAGTATTGGTTATTGTGGAAACATAAGAAAATCAAATTTGAGATCACTATGTCGGTATGGAAGGTCTAGTTGTTTTGCAGATTATAATATTGCAGATCTGTTTCCTAAATTAGATTTACAAATGAAAAATATTTAAAAATTTACAAAAATATACAAATTAGTTATTAACAATTAATTAGAGGTATATGGTAGGTCGGAAGATAAAAAATGATTGAATTACCAAGTAAAAAAGGAAAGATAGATAGAATTAATCCAAAAAAATTGATTTTATTTAGTAAACCTAAAGTTGGAAAAACGCAAGCTTTAAGTTCTTTAGAAAATTGCTTATTGATAGACTTAGAAGGAGGTGCAAATTTTGTAGAAGCAATGAAAATTGACGTTCTAAAATTAGCTAAAGAAAGCGATAAAGCACCTATTTCCATTCTAAAAGAAGTAATTAATAAAATACAAGAAGCAAACAAAGAAAAAGGTAGTTATGTCTACAAATACGGTGCAATCGATACTGTTACAGCACTTGAAGATATGGTTTTAGTAGTCGCAAATAAGTTGTACACTCAAACAGCTCAAGGTCGTAATTGGATTGGTGATGATGTTACTCAACTCCCAAATGGAGCAGGTTATCAATACACTAGAAAAGCTTTATGGATGGTTTTAGAAGAATTAGAAAATTGTTTTGAAACACTAATTATTTTAGGACATTTAAAAGATAAATTTGTAGAAAAAGAAGGAAAAGAAATGACTGAAAGAGGTCTCGATTTAATAGGTAAATCCGCGTCAATCTTATGTTCTCAAGTAGATGCGATTGGATATTTATATCGAGATGAAAACAAAACAATCGTTAACTTTACACCTTCAGACTCTTTAATTTGTGGTTCACGTAGTGAGCATTTAAAAAATAAAAAGATCACATTAATTGAATCAGATGATTCTGGTAAACTAACAATTGACTGGTCACAAATTTTTATTTAAAAATAAATAAACAATAGTTATACTTCTATAAAAAGTAATACATACACGCCAAATAAATAAAAATATAATATATGAGCTTTAATTTAAATGATTACGATAATACTGCAATCTCAGTATTCAACAATGGATCTGCTGGAAAAGTAGAAAATGTTTTAGTTAGCATAGAAAAACGTAAAGCTGACGAGCCAGACAAAAACCCACCTTACAAGTTAATTGTAACAGATAATTCAGGTGGTACACCTATCAATCAGGGCTTTTACTTTGATGAGTCAGATGATGAAAAACGTCAGACACAAACAATTCAAAGAATTAAGTCAATTGCAAAAGCAGTTTTACCTGCAGATTTTGTGTATCCTATAGTTAACAGTTACAGTGAAGCTGTAAATAGTTTATTTAAAATTATTAAAGACAACTGTGAAGGTGTAAAAGTTAATGTGTTTGTAACCTACGGTTATGTAGGTCAACAAAAACTGGCTAAATATCTAGGATTAAGAACTTTTAATTTTATTGAACCTACAAATGTAGAATTCAGTAGATTAAAAAGTTCTGCCACAGATATTATGGAAAGACCTGTTGCAGATGCACCACTTCCTGACTCTGATGGAAATAGTGCTAAAAAAAGTGATGATCCTTGGGGATAATCTATAATATTGTAGATTAGTAAATAATCTATAATGGTTGTCGAGTGGCGGAATTGGTAGACGCTAATTAACAGATAGAGAAATAAAAGGAATGGTTTATTCTCGTACAGGTTCGAATCCTGTCTCGACATCAATATTAACTAAAGTTAAATAAATTATGAAAAGTTTAATATGAAAATAGATTTAAATGTAGAAAAGGAAATGATTTCCAAAAAAGGAATATTACAACATTATCAAGATATTGATATATACAGAAAATATGTTGATTTTGATATTAGTATTGGTGGTAAACCAAATATTTCTCCTTTTAGAAATGAAGGAACTCCTTCTTTTGGTTTCTTTATTGGAGAAGGAAATGAAGTGTGTTTTAACGACTTTAAATTAGGTGGTGGAGACTTTGTAAAGTTTGTACAAATGAAATTCAGTTTAACTTATTGGGAAGCATTGAGTAAAATTGGTGTAGATTTTGAGTTAGAAGAATTTTTTGTTCTAAAAAAAATGGAAAAAACAAAACTTTTAAACAACAATTTTTCTAAACTAAATAGAACAGATTTAATTGCAAAGTCAGTAAGTTACAAGATTCAAAAAAGAAATCGCAAGTGGCAAGTACATGATGTTTTATTTTGGGAAAGTTTTGAAATAAGTAAAAAAACTCTTGAAAAATATAGAGTAGAAGCAATAGATTACTTTTTTATAAATGACACACCATATCTTGCAGATAAGCATGCCTACGTTTTTATAGAAATTAAAGACAAAGTTGAAACATACAAAATATATCAACCTTTTAATGAAAAATTTAAATGGATAACTAATCATGACAGTTCTGTATGGCAAGGTTGGGAACAACTTCCACAACAAGGAGCAGATTTAGTAATTACTAAGTCATTAAAAGATGTTATGGTTATCGATAGTTTATTAGGATTACCTTCTGTAGCATTACAATGTGAAAACATTTTACCAAAAAGACATGTTTTTGATCAGTTGAAAGATCGTTTTAAAGATATTTCATTACTATATGACAATGATTTTGATGCCGAAATTAACTGGGGAAGAAAGTTTGCAGATAAAATTTCTAAAGATTTTGGACTTGTTGATTGTTTTATTCCAACAACATATCAGTCAAAAGATCCTTCAGATCTAGTAAAAAACTTTGGTAAAGATGCAGCAAAACAAATATTATTATACGAAACATTATTACCTTTTTAAAATGGGAAGAAGTAAAAGAGCAAAAACTAAAAACAAAGAAAAGTACAGTGAAATGGCGAAAGCCAAAACACAAAATAGACTTAAAAAAAGAGAAGAAAAAAGACAATTAAAACAACCAACAAATAATAACATGGAAAAAAGATTTTTAGTAGGTTTCTATGGTGACTATAGAAAATCAACTGTTGAACACCGAGACATTTCAAGAAAAGGAATGGATACTCTTTTTGTAGGTTCTTATTACACAGAACCTGAATATTCGTTGTATAAAATTGATATAGATATGATTTCAGCTTTAGTTAAAGGTGATCATTCTATTTTAGTTGAAGTATTTTCAGTTACACAAAGTGTTCTAGAAACTTTAGATTTATTTAATGGATTTGATGAAGGTAACATATTTCCTGAAACCAACTACTTTACAAGACACTGTGTAGGATCACCTTTTGGTGAAATTTTTATTTATTTTTGGGAAGGTACAATTACTAAGTCTGACGTTTTAGTTAGAGATGGCGATTGGGTTGATTTTTTACAGACAATTACTGAAAAAAAAACAACTCTTGGTGAACATTACACAGATATACTTTCAAAAAAGAATATAACAACTTAAATATAAAAAAAATGACAAAAAGATTAGTTAGTGTTTATGGCTCACTTAGAAAAGACATGGGAAATGATCATTATTTAACACATGCTAAATTCTTAGGAACCTTCACAACAGAACCTGAGTATTCCTTATATTCTTTAGGAGGCTATCCAGGATTAAAACAGGAAGGTACAACACCTGTAGTTATGGAAGTCTATGAAGTAGATGCTTTAGAAGCTTCACGAATAGATGGTCTAGAAGGTTATTCTCAAGATAGACCTGCCACATTTTATGACAAAATTAAAATTAACACACCTTATGGTGAAGCATCTACTTATGTATATGTAGATGAAATACCCGCGTCTCAATTAGTAGAATCTGGAGATTGGAAAGAATTTAGAGATTTGAAAACACGATACCGAAGTCTTAGTAATAATTAAATAACTAAAACTATGAAATACTTTAAAATAAATCAAAAAAAAGAAAAAAGAGATATTAAAGAATTAATAGAGTGGCTAAAACCTATAGTAACTAGAAATACAATAGTTGTAAATTGTAGTCCAGATTATTCGTCTATTATTTCGCAACAAGTAATTCATGCATATTTTGATAATCCTTTAACAATGATTAATTTTGATATACCCTTTCCCAATACTCCTTTTGAAAAAGAATATCCAAGTTATTGTAAAGATTTTGTCTTTGATTTACAAAAAGATACACATTACATTTTTATTGATAGTGGTGTACTTAGAGGCAGAAATTTTAAGACGTTATACGATACTCTTGTAGATTTTAGTGTTACAAACTTTACATTTGCTTCTTTATACGTTCAAGATGATGCCATATTTACTCCTGAGTATTACGTAGAAAAATTTAACAAAAAAAACGAAGGAATGTTGTTGTTCTGGTGGGAAAATAAAAAATGTACTTTATTTGACTAATAAAGACAACATTCTACAGAAATAAGGTAAAGCTGTACAATACAATTAAAAATAATAAAAATATGCTAACAAGAGAAATATACTGGTTACGAAGATCTCAATGTGATAAAGGTAAACACAAATTAAGAGATAATGAATTTGGTGTAACTTGGTGTGTAACGTGTGGGTTACTGTCTAATAAACTTAGTGGTATTTCTTTAACAGAGCAAGATAAAATTATAAATAAAAAATAATAAAAATACAAAAAAGATGAAAAAAATAGGAATCGTAGGACACGTATTAACAGGTGGAAATAGTTTTGGAATTACATTACCTTATGTAAATTTCTTTAGTTACTTTGGTGAAGTTATATTGATAACTCCATTTGATAAAGAAGTCAGAGATTTAGATTTGTTGGTATTGCCAGGTGGTCCAGATGTTGCACCGTGGAGATACTTGGAACCAGGTGAAGACATTAACTTTAGTACTGGTGCACCATGTATGTACAGAGAAAGATTTGATCAAGTTCTTTTACCAAAGTACATTGCACAAAGAACCCCAATTTGGGGAACTTGTCGAGGTCATCAATCATTAGCTGTATATTTTGGTGCTAAAATAAAACAAGATATGCATCACGAACAAAATACTTCTTCTAGGAAAGATCTTGTTCACAAAATACATTGCACAAACAATGTGTTTGAAATACCTGAATTATCAAATCAAACTTTTAGTGTAAACAGTATTCACCATCAAACAGTTGCTTCAGTTCCTGAAAATGCTGTTGTACTTGGTTATTATGCACCAAAAGATGTTAAAGTAAAAGAATATACTCAAGAAATTGAAGCTTTATCCTATTTACCAAATTACCCTGCAATCACAACACAGTGGCACGTTGAGGAAATTTATGACAAATTTTCAGTAACCTGTATCCACTATCTTTTAACTTTAAAAAACAACTAAATTGAAAAAGAAACTCACTTTATTTAGACCATTAGTCTTGTCAAGACATCCTTCACACGATTGTCTTAGATTGAAATCAAAAAATATTGAATTGTCTTCAGTTCGTTCTGTAATAAGACTTGGCTCGTCAACAGAATGTGGAGACACAATAGCAAATGGAGGTAACCGTGTAGAAATTAACACGGTTGAATCAATTAAGAATTCAGCTTCTAAATTACTGATGAAAAAGAAGTTTACAGAAGCAGGTATTAAGACAGCAATGTGGCTTTCTGGAAGTGACTTAACAGCTGAAGAAAACAATCTTCCAGAATTTCCAATTGTTGCAAAATCTCACTTTGGTTCTAAAGGTAGAGGTAACACATTAATTAAATCTATAGAAGAATTTCAACAGTGGAAAACTGGTAAAAATGTAAATAATTACATCTTTGAAAAGTTTTTTAACTATGGTCACGAATTCAGATTACACATCACAGAAGATGGTTGTTTTTACACTTGTAGAAAAGCATTAAAAAAAGATGTACCTGAAGACCAAAAGTGGAGAAGACACGATGATATTTGTGTGTGGTTTTTAGAAGATTCTGTTGAATTTTACAAACCAAATAGTTGGGATGATATTGTTGCAAATTGTGTAAATGCCTTAGTAGCAATAGGTGCTGATTTACTTTCTTTTGATGTAAAAGTTCAATCACCTATAGATAAAAATGGTGATAAAAGAGAATATCAAGATTTTATATTACTAGAATGTAATAGTGCTTCATCTATGGATAATGGTAGTGGAGAATTGTCTGTATGTGCTAAAAAATATATTGAAGAAATTCCTAAAATTATTAAACGTAAAATAAATGGATAATGTTATTAAACAAGAAGACTTTATTTTAATAAATGCTACCTTTCCAAGAACATGGAACTCAAATAAATATGGTGCTTTGTTAGTTAGTGAATCTCCTTTTTACAACTGTCAACACTGTACAATAGGTAGAATTGAAACTTTGTTTAGTTTAGAAGACAGAGAAAAAATACTTGAACAATTTAGAGAAATAACTAAAGTTATTGGTAAAAACAGAAATTTTGTAATTGAATTTTGTCAAAAATATCTGGAAACTATTGAAAACTGTTTTGATAAGAATGATTTTTTGTTGAAACAAGCATATATAAGTACAAACAGAAGTAAAAGAGTAATGTGTATAATAAAAAATAAAAGATAAAATGGAAGATAATTTAAAAATGTTTCTTTGCTCTATAAAGGAAGCATTTCAAAACGATAAAGAACAAATTGCAAATTACATTAATCATAGTATTTCTGCACAAGATTATGAAAAAATTCCTGGTATTGGGCATAAAGAAAAAGCACAATATATTGTGGAAAACGGTTTTGATGAAGAACATGAAAATCCTGTAGATAAAAAAAAGATAGCTTTAAACATTTTAGTTGCAAACAACAATTCTGCAGAAGAAGAAATAAAATGGTTGTCTGAATGTTTTGACATTACAGTTCTAAAACATGGTGAGATAAATTCAGAAAAAGTAGATTTAGTTTTGTTTACAGGTGGTGAAGATGTTTCTACTGAAATTTATGGTGAAAATAAAGGTAAATATACAAGTTGTAACAAAACAAGAGATAATCTTGAAGAATCAATATTGAATAATTACTATAACGTACCAAAACTAGGAATATGTAGAGGTTCTCAATTTTTAACAGTTTATTCTGGTGGTAAGTTGATCCAACACGTTACAGGTCACGGTAGAAACCATGAAATAGAAGACCAAAAAGGAAAGAGTTATGAAATAACTTCAACACATCATCAAATGATGTTTCCCTTTGAAATGTCACAATTAAACTACAAAATTATTGCTCATTCTAAGTATTTTAACAGTTCAACATATCTAAATGGAAATGATGAAGAAATAAAGAGATCTGCAGATTTTTTAGAATGTGAAATTGTATATTATCCTAATACAAAAGCATTATGTATTCAAGGTCACCCTGAATATCCTAACTGTCCTCAAAAAACAAAAGATATGTGTTTATCTTTAGTAAAAGAATATTTAATTAATAAAAAGTAACTCAAAAATGAAAATAAAAAATATAACTTTAGGTTCTGATCCAGAAATGTTTTTAGAAAAAGATGGAGAAATTATCTCTTCTGTAGGATTGATTGGTGGTACAAAATATAAACCTCGTAAAATTACAAATCTCGGTCATGCAGTACAGGAAGACAATGTTTTAATAGAATATAATATTCCACCTTGTAATAGTCTACAACAATGGATTAAAGAACATAATTTTGTAAAAGATTATTTAGATGTATTTGTTACAGGTATTGGCTGTAAACTAAACTTTTCAGCATCTGCAATACTTTCTGACAAACAACTTGATTCAGATCAAGCAAAAGCAATTGGTTGTGAGCCTGACTTTGATGTTTGGTCATACAGTGTTAATCCCGCAGGAGATGCTTCTTTAAATTTAAGAAGTGCAGGTGGACATATTGCAATAGGTTGGGATGATCCTACAGAGGAAGTTCAAGAAGAACTTATTAAAGCAATGGATATTGTTTTAGGTTTACAATCTGTTCTTTTAGATAGTGATGTCAGAAGAAAAGAAATGTATGGTAAAGCAGGTTGTTTTAGATTTACAAACTTTGGTGTTGAATACCGTGTTTTAAGTAACTTCTGGATTGTAAATGATGAATTACTTACGTGGGCTTATTACTCTACGTTAGAAGCTATTGAATTAGTTAATTCAGGTAAAGTAAAAGATATTGCTAGTCAGTATGCAGATCAAATTGTAGAAGCTATTAACACAAACAATAGAGAGTTAGCTACTAAATTATTGAGTTTAATTTCTCTTTCAAAAGTTGCAGAATTAGTATAAAAATAAATAAAAATAAAAAACAATGATAATACTTGGAATAATAATATTTGCATTCTTACAAATCTTGATAAACTTGTTTTCAAAAACAAGACATTTAACGTTAAACTGTGGAATTTTTGCACAAGCAACAAAATTGCCAAGTTCAATATCTACTTCTGAATTCAATATTCTAGGAATATATAATGTAGAACGAGGTAAAAATTCATGTGGTGTGACTTTTGATGGTGAAATACATCATGGTGTAAACCAAGATAAACTTTATACAGATTTTATAAAAAACAGAAATTTAAAACCTAAACACTTTCCAACCATTATAGGTCATACAAGACAAGCAAGTGCAGGACATGCGATATCTTTAAATAATGCACATCCCTTTGGTTTTGGTGAACTGGAACACAATAGAGGATATGCATTTGTAGGTGTACATAATGGAACTTTAAAGAATCATAAAGAACTTGCTGAAAAGTATAATATAGAGTTAAAGGAAATAGACAACTACAGCACTCCTGTTAGTACAAGAGATAAAATAGATAGTGAAGTATTACTTGAAATTCTTTACAAAGAACAAAACTTTAGAGTGTTAAGTGACTACGTTGGAACTGCAGCATTAGTGTGGTCTTATACTGCAGCACCTAATAAAATTTACTTATTTTCAGGTGCTTCAAAGGAATACGATTACATGCATTCTAAAGTAGAGCTAGAAAGACCTTTGTGTGTTTATTTAAAGTCTAAAAACAACATGTTTGTTTCTTCACTTTTAGATAGTTTACAAGCAATTGGTGCTGATGATAAAAATTCATTTCAGATTGAAAACAATGTTGTTTATTGTGTTACTGATGGTAATTTTAAAGAAGCACAGACTTGGAAAATTAGTAGAGAAAAAATAACACAAAATCAAACGTATGCTAATTATAAGGCACCTACAAATTTAAATCAAAACTTCAGTCATTGTGATGAAAGATTTTATGATAACGATGGTTACAATGATTCTGTTAATTACAACAATGCTAGAGCAAACAAAAGAAACGAATACGTTCAAAACTTTCCTTCTTTAAGATCTGAAAATGACTTGAATATTCACAACGAAAAAACAATAAAAGATACTTCAGATTATGGTTCACGTATTTACTTTAATAAATTTAGATACTATTCAAATGGACACAGTATAAATGGAATTTACACTTACATTAAAAACTTTGGTTTTAAACACATTTCTCAAACAATATCTAATGCAGATAAAGAAATTGAATGGTACAAAGGTTTATTCTTTAATGCAGAAAAAAACTCATTTAATGCTGTAAAAACAGAAAGTACAGACTTTATTCCTTACAAAAATGGATCTAAGAATCCTGCATATTTTTATTTTGTTGAAGGTGTTATGATGAAATCTGCAATTGATTATTCTGTAATGCATCACAAAAAAGCAATTTTAAAAGCTGGTGAGTATTTAAGTTTTAGAGAACTTTCTTATGTTTCAAAACATCCTGTTATTAACATTACCAAAGGTAATGACAAGACAAGTGCAGAATCTAAAATCTTGTTTAATGGTGAACCTGCAAACACATTAAATGGTGGTGTTTGTTATTTAGGTGGTGAAAAAATATATTCTATTGAAAAAGGTATACTTACCAAAATTGTAATCAGAGAAGATGTTAAATTTCCTTTTATAAAGAAAGAAGCAAGTGTGATTCAACTTCCAATTAGTTTTGCTAAAGAAAATCCTATAATAAAAAAAGCAATAAATAACATTTTGACAATTGAAGAAACAATTACTGTTAAAGAAAATGAAATAGAAAAGAAAGAAGTTCTTGCTCAAAACGATGAAGCTTTCCTAAAAAGTTTACATGACTCAGGAAGTACTGAGATTAACAATAATAAAGAAACGGATGACTTTATACTGGAATTAATTGGAGAATCTCTAACAGAGCCTATTCAAGAAATAATAGATTTAAAGAAGTCTTTACAAGATTACCGAGAAAACGAAAAAGCACAAGAATGTATAGTTATACTAGAACAAATTGTAGATTGTATTTCGTCACTTATATTAAAATAATAAAAAACTTACTAAAAAGTATGAAAGATAAACAAAAGAGAGTGATTACACCTCTAGGAAATACTGAATTAGCACAAGACTGTAGACTTATTAATGGAAACTACTACAAAGTAGGAGACCCATTAATTGAAAATTCAGGAGATTGTTATTTAGTAAAAAACAAGTATCGAATTTTAGGTGTTGATTCTATTGTCTATAACTTTACAATCAACAGTTACGACGTTTTAACACCTCACTTAACAAAAGGTATTGTTTGTGTGAATGAAGACGGTTCTTTAGTTGAAGGTTACTTTAAACAAGAAGAAACACTATCTGTGATAACGTTAGAAAACGGAGAACAAAAATTACTGTTTGATGCGGATTCCTTAAAAAACAATAATTTCTATAGAGAAAGACTTGCAGATGGTAACTTCTACCACATTTCTAGATTACAAGCAAGAGAATTTGGAAGAATTTCAACACCAAGATCTGAATATAAGACAAGTTTACCTTATGACTCAAAGGGTCTTATTTCTCATTATTCAGAGATTTATAACAACTTGTATGATGGTGTTATTTCAGAAGATATCAAAAAATATGGAAATGTTTTAGAAGATTTAAGTTTTGGTTTAGAATTTGAGACAGTTAAAGGATTTATACCTAAAAGAATTACAGATAGAGTAGGACTAATTCCCTTAAGAGATGGTTCTATTTCAGGTATTGAATATGTTACAATTCCATTAAGAGGTGAAAAAGGTCTTCAAACAGTTGTTGACCAATTAGAAATCTTAAATGAAAAAACAACATTTGATGACACTTGTTCCTTACATTTACATTTAGGAAACATACCAAGAACAAAGGAATTTATTCTTGCATTTTTTAAGTTTACTTGTGAAATACAAGATGAAATGTTTTCTTATTTTCCAATCTACAAAAAGTATAACTTTGGTTTAAAAAACAAGAACTATTCTGCACCTTATCCTGCGTATTCTTTAGTTTCTAAATTAGATACTCAAATTACGCCAACAAACATTGATCAAAACTTTAATGTTTTATATCAATATTTGTCAGAAGGTCAAAGTTTTAATGAGGTAGGTTGTAACTTAGATAATGTATCTGTTCATCCAAGAGATCCACAAGGTTCTCAAAAATGGAATGTGCATACAAGATATCACATACACAACTTGATTCCTTTAATTTTTGGAAACAAAACAACAATTGAATTTAGAATTCATACACCAACATATGATATAGACAAAATTATAAGTTTTATTTTGTTAAATTCTATTCTAGTTAATTTTGTAAAAAAATATCAAAATCAGATTTTAGAAGATAAAAACTTTTTTGACGGAAGAAAAGGTATATTTTCAATTATAGATATTTCTTTGTCTAATGGTATTGCAAAAAGTTATTTAAGAAAATCACTTTTTAAATACTTGCAGAACAGAAGAATTTCCACAGAATCACAAAACAAACATGGACTTGTCCTTGGTGATGAATCAAAAATAAAAAATGGAGGACTTATTAATTGGAAAGACTCTAAAGATTTTTATTCTAAAACAGATTATTCAAATTATATTTCTTCAAAGGGTTCTGATTATATTGGATTTATAGGTTTAAATTATGAAAAATCTACAGGATATGAAACACCTACAGAAGTTCGTAAAAAAGATAATAACTTTTTTACAGGTATTTATGATCCTAAACAATCTTTAAATACTAATGAACCATTAGAAAGTGATGAGTTCACGTCCTACATACAAAGTAGTGCGAAATCTCAAAAATCCAGAAAAACTTCTTTAGTTTCTATGGGTTTTTCAGATCAAGCAGCATCACTTTTTGTTGATTCTCCACTAGCTTTAGACTCTGAAACAATTTAATATTAATTATGGAAATAGAACACAAATTAGAAACTTCTGTATTTAAATCAAATTACAGTGTACTGCTGAAAGATTGGGCAAAACCGTTGTCTAAAAATCTTCTTTGTACTTCTTATATGAATAATCTTGCTGTCTTTATAGATGAATATTACAAAAATCATGTTAATGTGTATCCAAAGAAAGAAGAGTTGTTTAATTGTTTTAGAAAAACTCCTTTTGATAAACTAAAAGTTGTATGTTTTGGTTTAAGACCTACATATTTAACAAACGGTTTAGCTTATGGTGTTTCTGATGTACATTTAAATCAAATAATTCCTGACATAAACAAAAAAATCATAAATTGTGTAAATGATACAGTTTATGAAGACACACAGGAATTTGACAATACTATGAAATGGTGGGCTAACCAAGGTGTTCTAATGCTAAATACTTCTTTAACATGGAAATTTGGTGAAGATCATTCTGAATATTGGAAAAACTTTGTAAGACAGTTTATATACACAATTAATGAAGAAAAAGAAAACATTGTATTTTTGTTTTTAGAACAAGGTAATGAACATTTTAAAAAGTACATTGACAATAAGAAACACTATGTTTTTGAAAATACTGAAAAAGAACTTTGTAATACAAACAATATTTTTAATCAAGTAAACAGTATATTAAGATCTGACGGTATTAGAGAAATTATCTGGTAATTAAGTCATTAAATATTAGGAATTGTCATTTATATTGATTATATTTGTAGAAATATAATAATAATCAGTATGAATGACAACTTAATATGGATACCTTTTAATGTACCATCTTCAAAAAATAGCAGAATAAACACAAGTCGTGGGAGTTTTATGTCTAAGACTTCTAAAGCTTACATTACAAAATTAGGAATACAATCGTATTCTTCAAGTAAACAAGAAGTAAAGGGTTACGTAAATAGACCTAACTTAATTGAACAATTGAGAACACAGTTTGAAAAAAACATCAAAGGAAAAGTGTTACCTCTAGAAATAGGTTTTCATTTTGTTAGAGATAGCAGAAGAAAAATTGATTTTCATAATATTGTTCAAATTATTTTAGATTTACTTACAGCACATAATATTATTGATGATGATAATATGGATTGTGTTTTACCTTATGCTTTAAAAATAGAAAATAATGCATATAGTATTGATAAAGAAAATCCAGGAGTCTGGATTAAAATAAATTAAAAATGAAAAAAAAACAATTACAAAGAATTAAAGAGTTATCAATTTTTATATTTACTGAAAAAGAGTACATTAGATTTATTGGTAATATTATTAATAATAAATACAATGAAGCTCGTTTGTTTTTAGATTATATTAATGAAAAATTTGAAAATAGTTTAGAAAAAGAAGAGTTTCTATATGACAATGGTACATCTATAGTTCAGTACAAAAAAATAGATAGTTTAATGGACATTGTAATTGAACTAATTGTAATAAATGGAAATAGAAAATACAGAAGAAAACAAATTAAGTCAATTACTCAATAAAGAAGAGCAAATTGATTTAAAGCTCTCTTATTCACGAATTAGTGATTTTGATAGAAATGGACCTAAGGCTTTAATTAGACCATCTAATCCAGATGGAAATGGATTAAGGTTTGGTTCACTATGTGATGATCTATTAGTAGATAGAGTTACAGGAAATAATGTTTTTAAAGAAACATATGTTATCTATGATGATAACAAGCCAACAGCAACATTAGGTTCGTTATGTGATATTGTTTTAGAAAACTATGACACTGTACCAGATAAAGAAACAATTCTAAAGATTGTAAAACATAATGCTTTTTGGAGTAACATCAAACTAGATGAAACTTTAATTAAGAAATTTGATTTACCAGAATTTTGGAATTATGTTAAAATAAAATCTGAAATCAGAGATAAAGTTGTAGTTACTCAAAGGGAAAATGATGATGCTCAAGAATGTGTAAGTTTATTACTGAATCACAAACACACAACGCATTTGTTCAACAATACTTTTGAAAATCACTATCAATACACGTTTACATATGAATACAAGAATTTTACATTAAGAGGAATCATTGACAAAATGTCAATAGATCATTCAAATAAAATTGTTTATATGGAAGACATTAAGACAGGATCTTCAAGAGCTGACGAATTTACCAAAAGTTTTATAAAATATTGTTACTATTTTCAAGAAGCAGTATATGTTAAAGCATTTGATAGTATTTGTAGAAAGTTAGATTTAATTAATTACCAACTTGCACCATTTAAATTTATATTCATAGGTAGAGGTGAAAAAGTTCCTCACGTATTTGAAATAGGTGATAAATGGCATAATGCGGCAATTAATGGTTTTACAACTAAGGCGGGTTATAAATATAAAGGACTTGATGAAAATCTTGACTTAATTTATTATCATTGGAAAAATAAACTTTACGACTTTAGTCAAGAAGTTTATCAAAGTAATGGAAACCTAATGTTAAATGATGATTTTATAGAAGTAAATTAATGAATAAAAAAAAATACACTAAATCAAAGTCGTATCTATTACCTTTGATGTCGGAAGTTTTAGATTTAGATATAAAATTCATGTCGTCTTTAATTAACACCTATATGTTTGTTGAAAAAAGCAAGCATTTAGATTGTTTTTGTTTACTATATGAATTTAACTTTAAAGATCCTAAGTTTACACATTATGAAAACAAGCTCACAAATAACGAGCTGTTTGTAAAAAACATAGATTTAGGAAATAAAGTTCTCTATATATTTAAATTTCCAGAAGAATACTTGCATGAATATTACTGTTTAAAAAACAGTAAATACTCAGAATTTAAAACAGATGCAAAACAACTGATTTTAAGATTTTGGGGACAAGTATATTCTGGCAATCCGTTAGGTATTAAATTTTTAGTCAAGTTAAAACAAATTTTATACAAAGAAGAAAAACTCAAAAAAGAAATAGAACTAGGATTAGGAGTTAAACTTAATGTAGATCAAGAATTAGGAGAGTTTATAGAACTCAAAAATGAAACGTTTAGAGAAAGTGACTATGTTGTCACAAAATAATAAATTAAAACAAAATATTTGGAATTAGATAAAAAAATACTGTCAGAAATTACTATTTACACAAAATACGCAAAGTTTTTACCTCACAAAGAAAGGAGGGAAACTTGGGAAGAATTAGTAGATAGAAACATGAAGATGCATATTAAAAAATATCCAAAACTTAAATCAAATATTGAAAAAATTTATAAAGAATATGTAATAACAAAAAAGGTACTACCTTCAATGCGTTCATTGCAGTTTGGTGGTAGAGCAATAGAATTAAACAATGCAAGAATCTATAATTGTGCTTTTTTACCAGTTGATAGCATTCACAGTTTCAGTGAAACGATGTTTTTGCTATTGGGTGGTACAGGTGTGGGATATAGTGTCCAAAATCATCATATAGAAAAATTACCAGAGATAAGATTGCCTGATTATCAAAAAAATAAAAGATATGTTGTTCAGGATAGTATTATTGGTTGGGCAGATGCAATAAAAATGTTGTTTAAATCTTATACAGGTGGTATAAGACAACATGTAAACTTTGATTTATCAGATATTAGACCTAAGGGCGCAGTACTTGTAACAGCAGGTGGTAAAGCACCAGGACCTGAACCTTTAAGAATTGCTTTAGTTAAAATTGAAGCAATACTTAGAGAAAAAGAAACAGGAACAAGGTTAACAGATATTCAGTGTCATGACATTCAGTGTCATATTGCAGATGCAGTATTAGCAGGTGGAATTCGTAGAGCTGCAATGATTAGTTTGTTTGATCTAGATAGTGATGCAATGTTAAATTGTAAAGCTGGTAATTGGTGGGAAAACAATCCACAAAGAGGTCGTTCAAATAATTCTGTTACGTTGCTACGTCATAAAATTGACAAAAAAACATTTGATAAGGTCTGGGAAAGAATTGAAGCATCAGGTAGTGGTGAACCAGGAATTTATCTAACTAATGATAAAGACTGGGGAACAAACCCTTGTTGTGAAATTGCACTTAGACCAAATCAATTCTGTAATCTTGTAGAAATTAATATGTCAAATATTGAATCTCAAGAAGACTTAAACAGTAGAGCTCAGGCAGCTTCTTTTATAGCTACCTTACAAGCTTCGTATACAGATTTTCATTATCTTCGTGATATATGGAGAAAAAATACAGAAAAAGATGCTTTATTAGGTGTGTCAATGACAGGTATTGCTTCAGAATATAATTTAACACTAAATTATAAAGAAGCTACTGAAATTGTTATTGAACAAAACAAAGCACTTGCATTAGAACTAAATATTAATCAAGCTACAAGAACAACTGCTGTAAAACCTGCAGGAACTACATCTTTAGTTGTAGGTTCGTCTTCAGGTATTCATGCTTGGCATAATGATTATTATTTAAGAAGAATGAGGGTTGCAAAGAACGAGAGTATTTATCAATATTTAAGTTTGAATCACCCAGAATTAGTTGAAGATGAATACTTTAGTCCTCAAACAACAGCTGTTATAACAGTTCCTCAGAAAGCTCCTGTAGGTGCAATAACAAGATATGAATCTACAATTGATTCATTAGAAAGAGTAAAATTAATTTCTAAAGAATGGGTTAAAAATGGTCATTTAAAAGGTCAAAACACTCATAATGTATCATGTACAGTATCTGTTAGACCTGATGAATGGAAAATTGTAGGAGAATGGATGTGGGTAAATAAAGATTACTATAATGGTTTATCTGTATTACCTTACAATGGTGGTACGTATAAACAAACTCCATTTGAAGATTGTACTAAAGAAGTATACGACAATATGATGAAAACATTGAAAGATGTTGATTTAACTAAAGTTGTAGAAATTGAAGACAACACTGTACTTGCAGATAACTTAGCTTGTGGAGGACCAAATGGTTGTGAAATTTAATAACACTAGTAACATATAAAATAAATGTGAAATAATTAGGATTTGTGAAATCTTTTTTGTATATTGTAAGTTAAATATATAATATATGAAAAAGATAAATCCTATTAGTCAAGTGTATAATAAGTTAACAGTAATTGAAGAACATTCCAAAACAAGAAACGGTCATTACAGGTATGTTTGTCATTGTGAATGTGGAAATAAAACTAATGTTCTTTTAACGCATTTAAGACAAGGATCTACAATATCTTGCGGTTGTGCTAACAAAAAAGGAAACCAATCAAATAATTGGTCTGGTATTGGAGAAATATCTGGAAGTTTTTGGAACCATCACATTGTAAGAAGTGCAACTGGAGAAAAAGGAAGAAGATCTTCTGTAGATCTTTTAATTACAAAGGAATTTGCATGGAATTTATTTTTATCTCAAAACAAAAAATGCAAATTAAGTGGTATGGAAATAAAATTTCCAATAATAAATTCCGACAAATCTTATACAGCCTCTTTAGATAGAATAGATTCTTCTCTTGGTTATACTGAAAATAATGTACAGTGGGTTCATAAGGATATAAATATGATGAAAAGAATTTATAATAACGAATATTTTATAAATATGTGCAAGTTAATTGCAAAAAACAATGAATAATATAACTTACAGTTATTTAGGAAAAAAATGCTGGATTTACACTCTTGCAATGTTAAATATTAATTAATAATTATATATATGGAACAACCAAAAAAGAAAAAACTTTTTACTAGAGAAGAAGCTGAAAAAAAAAGAGATTCTCTCGCCTATGAAGCTTCAAGTAAACAGCAAGCAGCTTATCAAAGTAAAGATTTTGAAATGTCTCAAAAGTTAATGAAAGACGCAAATAAAGATCAAAACGCGTCTGATTCTTTTAGTAGAGGTCTTAAAGAAGCTCAAGCTAGAATTAAAAAAAAGTAATAGACAAAGTGTGAAAAAAGGTTTACAGTAGCACAAAATTAAAGACACTCAGAAACCTTAAAAGACCCAAAATACTATACTGCGATTTGTAATTGCGGTGAAATGTATAGTGAAGCTGTAGGTGTCTTTTTTAATAAACAGTAGTGTAGCTTATTATATCGGGTATTGATGCTTGAAAGTACCCGAGCTATTGTTTTTATTTAAAAATATGACAAGAGATGAAATTCAAGAAAAAGCTGTTGAAAAATGGTTAGAATCTGACAAAAAAGGAACACTAAACTTAATTACAGGATTAGGTAAAACTTTTTGTAGTTTGCATGCATTATACACAATGCCTAAAAATGATGGTAAAACACACTTATTTTTAGCAGAACAAGTAGACCGTCAAACAGACTTAATTAAAGATATTGTTAAATACAACGAAATGTTTGACAGAAATGTTTTACAAGATTATCACTTACAATTTCAATGTTATCAAACTGTTTGTAAATGGAAAGATAAATCCTTTGGTTTAGTTATTGCAGATGAAATTCACGATTCCTTAACTCCTGTGTATTCTCAATTTTATTTAAACAATACATACGATGCTATTTTAGGATTGTCTGCAACAATTAATAGAGATATTGAGTATACAATCGATGACAAAGTAGTAACTAAAGGTAATCTTTTAGATGCTTTTGCACCAACTTGTTTTGTATACACGGTAAATCAAGGACAAATAAATAACACAAGTAGGAAACTTAATCTTTACATCGTTAATCACGAACTTGAAAAAGTTGAAAAAACAGTTAAAGCAGGGAGTAAATTTAAACCTTTTTTACAGACAGAAGAAAAAGCTTACGAATATTGGGACAATCAATTCAAAAGATTGCTTTTTTCAGAACCAAAGGAAAATGAAGATTTTTTTGAGTTTGAAAAAATAAAAAACCTAAAAATATTGGTATCTTCAAACAAAAGAAAAAGTCTTTTATACACTCTAGAATCTAAAAATAAAGCTGTTAAATTATTATTAAATGTAATTAATGGCAAGTCTATTGTTTTTGCTAATAGTATTGATTCACTGTTAAAAATAACTAAAAATACTGTTTCATCTAGAAATAGTAAAGACGCAAACGAGCTCATTAGAAGCAACTTTGACAAGAACAAAATAAAAGTTATTGGTAGCTTTAAGAAGTTACAGCAGGGAGCAAATTTAAGCGATTTAGACAACGTTATCTTACATTCTTATTACAGTGTAGAGGGTAAATTTATTCAAATGCTAGGACGAGCAAGATTAAACGGAGATAAAGTAGGTAGTGTTTTTATATTTAAAACAAAAAATACTCAAGAAGAAAAATGGTTGAATAAAGCTATTGAAAACTTTAATGAATATAACATTATAGATTGTATTGACTTAAAAGATTGTATTGTCAAATACACAAAAAACACAGAAAGTGATGAATAAAACAATAAAAAAATTAGCTAAATCAAATGATTATAATTATAATCTCTTGAAAGCTTCTGAAGAACTTCAAGAATTATCATTAGTTCTAACACAATATATCAACAAACCTGATAGAGTAGAAATTAAAGAAATTATTGATGAAATTGGAGATGTTAAAATAAGAATAAAAATTCTTGAAAAACTTTTTAACAAAAAATCAATTAAAGAACGTGTTGTTTTTAAAATAAATAAATTTAAAACTTATTTAAAAAACAAAGAATATCCTGGAAAAATATGATTAAGAAAATATGGCACATTAGTGATACACATGGATATCACGATCTGTTGGTTATTCCTGAAAACATAGACATTGTCATTCATTCAGGTGATTTTACTAACTATAAAGATCTGTATAGAAATGAAACTGAAACCGCTTCTTTTATAAGATGGTATTCAGGCTTACCAATTCCAACAAAAATATTAGTAGCAGGAAATCATGATACATATGTTTCAAGATATACAGAAGATTTTAGAACAATTTGTCAAACAGAAAACATTATATATCTTCAAGATGAATTTCTTCAGATTGAGGGTATCAACTTTTATGGTTCTCCATATACACCAAGTTATGGTGACTGGCACTTTCAAAAAAGTAGATTTAAGATGGATAATATCTGGAAACAAATACCTGTTGAAACAGACATATTAGTTGTTCACGGACCACCTAAAGGAATATTAGATCTTTCTTATGATAAAACACACAGGTTAGATCAAAATGGTGACAGAGCCCTAAAAAACAATGTAATAAGAGTTCAACCAAAAATGTGTTTATTTGGACACATTCACAGTAGTGAAGATATTGTAAATGCAGGAATTTTGAAATTAGCAGAACACAACATCTTATATAGCAATGGTTCTGTCATTACACACGGTAAACTTAATCAGTTAACTAGTAATGGTAATATTATTGATTATGATGTGGTCTAAAATAATAGATAACGAGTCTTACATTTACAGAAATGGAAAGTTAATTCATAAAACAAGATGTAATAATTCACAATCTGGGGTTACATTTGACATAACTACTTACAGAAAGTGTGATATTTTAAAAACAATAAAATGACAGAAAACAGATTTGAAGAAGTAATTGATATCTTTTTAAATGGGATTAGAGAAACTTTAGTTGTAAAAGGTAAAGAATACCGTAGAAACAATAATCCTTTTCATAATTTTGATATTGGTTCACAACGTAGTGGATTAATTAGAGAAAAAGTATTAGATGGTTTTCTATTAAAACATGAAATATCTATTGCCGATATAACTAATGATTTGGTTGAAAATAAATTACCTACAATAGCAGTATTAAATGAAAAGTTTGGAGATAATGTTATTTATTTAATATTAAAAATGGCTAGTATTATTGATAAAATTGAAGTTTATAGTGAAGAAGAAAAACATCAAGAATATTGGTCAGGCAATAAATTTTTAGAAGTAGATAAAGATAATGGCTAGAATAGACTACACATATCATACACTCCTTGAGAAAATTCTTGAGGAGGGTTATGATTATAAAGACGAAAGTAGAAATGTAATGTGCAAACAAGTAAGTTCTTACGAATTTAGGCATAATTTACAAACTGACGGGTTTCCAGCTATTACTACTAAAAAATTGTACTGGAAAGGAATTGTAGGTGAATTAATTTGGTTTTTAAAAGGTAATACTAATATTAAATATCTTGTAGATAATAATATTCATATTTGGGATAAAGATGCTTATAATTGGTATTTAAAAACTTCTGATAATCCTGTATATAATATAGAAGAATTTATAGAATATATTAAAAACAATAATGTTAAACATTTAGACAAAATAAAATTTGGTAATTTAGGCAGCGTATATGGTGCTCAATGGAAAAGTTGGTCAGCACCAATACTATATAACAATATAACATGGTTACCTATTAAGTTAGACCAAATATCTAGTTTAATTCAGAATCTTAAAGATAAACCAATGTCTCGTAGACATATAGTTACAGCTTGGAATCCTGCTGAATTAGATGAAATGGCTTTACCGCCTTGTCATTGGGCTTTTGAGATTATTCCTAGACCTTTAAACTACATAAAAAGATATCAAATTAATAACTCTTCTAAAAGTGGAATTCACAACTCAGGAAATTGGGGAAAAGAAGCAGATACCGATATTAAGTATACATTTGATTTAAAATGGCATCAGCGTAGTGTTGATACATTTCTTGGGTTACCATTTAACATTGCATCATACGGTTTATTAGCTAATGTAATTGGTAAATTAACTAATATGGTTCCTAGTGAATTAATTGGTGATTTATCTAATGTTCATATTTATGATTCACATATAGAAGCTATTAAAGAACAACTTAATAAAGATGTCAATAAACATAATAAATGTAAATTAGAATTTCATCCTGAATTTGACATAGCAACAAATGCTGTAAATATGAAAATTTTAACTCTAGATGAATATTTTAAAGAATTGAGAATAGATATGTTTAAATTAAAAGATTATGAATCATATCCAGCAATTAAAGCTGAGATGCTAGCACCTATGTAAATTAAATGCAGAAAGCCACAGCGACCTTAATTGGTTACTGTGGCTTTTTTTTAGACCCTTTATTTTCCGTACTTTGATTCAAGACCTTTATAAAGTTCTTCAGAAGTTATTTCTAGTTTACTTATTATAGGTATTAATTTGATAGCTTTAACTTTGATTTTGAGTTCACCTTTATTTTTACCAGATTGATAAGTATCATTTACTTCCGTAATATTCCAAGGTAATAAATAATCCAGTATATCTAAAGTTTGTTCTATTACTCTCAACGAAGGAATTGGTGATTTAGTAATTTTTGTTGCTTCTCTAGGATCTCTAAATTGTGATAATTCAGATTCTAATCTTCTTGCTAAAAATGCAATTGTAAATAACCATTCTTTGTCGTCGTCATCACCTGCTGCACCTGCAGCTAATAAACCTATTAATGGTAAAAGTGCAGAAGTCAATGCTAGTTCAACAACTGTTTTCTTTATTCCTGCTTTTTTGTCATCATCTAGTTCATTCCAATTAGTACTGAGTAAGTCAAATTTTAACTTTCTTAATGCAGGATATATACCATGTCTTAAAAATCTTAAAGCACTAACGTATGAACCTTCTTCAGTTGTTCTTAATGCGTCATTAAAATGAATATCTCCATCTTCTAAATTTTCTTCAGAAACAAAAGCTGTAGAAACACCTCTAAATCTAGTTACCAACTGTGGTATTAAATAACGTCTAAACAACATTACTAACTTACCATACCAGTGTCTGTAAAGTTCGGGTTGTAAATTAGAATCATAATTACCCATCGTATCAAAGAGTTTCTTTTTTACAAAGAGTAATAATTGCTCTTTACCACCTTCATTTATTTTAGAATTTAAATTTCTGTCTGAATAAACAACTTTATCACTTAATTTCAATAAACCTGTACTATCTTTAGATAACATATCTAAAACAGAAGCAGCTTTATCTTTAGTTGTCACATTACCGTCTTTGCCAATGTAGTTATTGTTAGAATCCATTACCTTAATTGATTCTAGTGTTGCCATAACCATTATTGATTGAAGATAGTGTTCACCACCTTCATGCATAAATTGCAGTGTTTCTGAATTAATTACAGTTTTAGCAATTGTGTTTTTGATAAATTCTTGTTGCTTTACACTAAACCCACCAAAAGTATCAAACATTTGATTTACTTGATTAACAAACGAAGTTTTAATTGGATTACCAAAATCCTTCATTATACCACCTAAATCAGAAGTATACATTTTATGTGCTTTAGTAACAGAACCTTTAGTTAAATGGTTACCTGCAATTCTTTCTAAAAATATCTGAGCTTGTCCATTTAAAATGTTAGCCCCTGCAGAAAAAGCATTTAAAGACAGACCTACTGATGCAACCCAACCGTTAGTGATACTAATTGCCTTATTTAAATCTATAGGTCCTACATTACCATAAGTAATGTGTAAAATGTCGTATATATTTTTTTCAATCATATTGTCGATCATTTTAAACTCGTTAGATTTATTACCTCGTTGAGTTCCTTCCTTTTCTCTAGTAGAATACATATTGTGTATGTTTTTACCACCTGGATTTTTAAGAAAGTATTCTTTGTTTTTAGCAATTAACTTAATTGCTTCAACTTGTAATACAATTGCATTTTTTTCTTTGTAATTTAGACCATTAACTCGGTTTAAACGATTAACTGTAAATAAATCTAAAGACTGTTGATCTGAAGATAATTTACCTCTGTAATGAACTCTTTGATATCTAACAATTTCACCTTTACTGTTTAAATTCTTTTTATCGTAACCAATATCGTCAGGTCTAATTGAACCAATGTCTTTTAACTTATCTTTAATTAAACCTTTTGCGTTACCGTCTACAACTCTTTCTAAATCACTTTTAGTTACTGCGGGTAATGTATAAAATGTTGCACCTTTAACATCTACAATTAAAGACTGTATGCCATAGGTTTGTTCATCAACTAATTTAGTTGTTTCAATAAAGTAATCCAAAATTTCTTTTTCAACTTTAGTTAATTTAGACAGGTCATTTTTCCATTTAGCAACAGGTGTTCTTTTTTTATTTTTGTAAACTGTATTTTCTTTTAACCATTTACGATATTCAACTAATACGGCTTTAAATTCTTTAGACGATCTACCACGTTCTTCTAAAGTACTACTTACTTTATTTCTTAAGAGATCAAACTTTTCTTTAAACTTGATTGAATATTCACCTTTAAGAGTTGTGTTACCTGCAGAATCCTGGTCATAAATGTTTCCATAAAGTTTTTTAGTAGAAGCATTTTTTCCTTTTTCATTAGTTAATGCAGTAAACAGTTTGTTTTCTTTAATATCTCCTTCAGTAGTTTGTTCAATAATTTTATTTCTGGCTTGAGTGATAAAATTCATTACAATACTAACAAGTCTGGAATTATTATTAATACCATCTAAAATTAAAGCAGAGGCAGCAGAAATGTCTGTACCAACACCTGTTAACAAGTTATCTACATAGTTATCTAGATCTTCTTGTATTTCGTCTTTGTATGCATTATTCATTTGTTGAGCAACCCATTCTGTCTTACTGATACCTGTAATACCTTGTTTAGCGTATTCAACAGCTAACTTTTTTCTCCAATCGTCTTCAATTTCAGGTAAATATCTGATGTTATTTATTGTAGTTTTTAATATTACAGAAAGTTTAGAATTAAAACGACTTTCTAAAATAGCATGTCCACCAACAGTGTCTTTCAAAATTGCTTTTAACTGACTGATTTCTTCTAAACCTACTTCGTCAATTTTTTCATTAGTTAAACTAGTAACTAAATCTTTAACATCTTCTACTAAATCGTATGTAGACATGTATGTTCTAAATGAATCTATCAATTCTAAACCATTTTCTTTAGTAAAATCTTCTTTGTCTAATCTATCGTTTAATTGATTAATTGTATTAAGCATTGATTTTACATATATAGAAACACCTTTCCATTGATCAATTAAACTAACTTTTTCAATTTCATCAATCAATTCCTGTATGTGTTTTTCAAAAGCTTTTCCTTTTTCTTCATTCTTACGTTTGTAGGCTTTACTTTGATTTAAAAGATTGTCTAAATTGTCTTTAGCTTTATTTAAAGTCTTTTGTAATTTGTCTTCAATAGTTTGAGCTTTGTTTCTAGAGGTAGTTCTTTTTTCAAAAATAACTTGATTTCTAATACCTTTAAATTCAGATTGATCGGATTCTACTTTTTCAGTAATTTCGTTTATTAGTTTTGTATATTCATTATTCTTTTTAAAACCAAATAATCTGCGTACAGCATCAATAAATTTATTCCAAAAACTTTTATCTAAAGCTTCAACTTCTTTTCTAAATTCAGGATTAGAGTATAGTTCAGCAACAAATTCCATTGTATTTTTAAAACCATAACTTCCACTGTTGTTAGATTGAGTTTTGTATTTTAAAAACATTTTATCAATAAGTAACTTAAATTCTTGTTGTTCAAAAGTTACAGGATTTAACAATGCTTCAGCTGTTTGACTATGTGCAAGTTCATGTAAAAAAGTACTGACAACTGTTTGTGTATCAAATTCAGACAATCTAGTTCTAGAGATACGTATTGTGTTACTACTTGCATCAAAGTCCATAATTACGTCTTTATCACTAAACACACTTTCGTTAACAAACTGAATTTTAACTCCAGATTTACTAATTAAATTTTTAGCTTTCTGAATAAATTCTAAACCAATTTCAGAAAAATCTGAAAAATTATTTAAGATATTATCCAAAACTTCGTCAGCTGTAATTTTACCCTGTTTATTAGCAAACAATACATATGCATTTTCTTTGCTATAATCTACAAATTCTTCTTTAACTGTTGTTAATTGTTCTGTACTGTCTGTCCAATCTAATTTATTTTCTTTAGAACCTTCAAGAGTCTTGAGTTTAGCTCTATTCATAAATATCATAGAGTTGTCTCTTTTGCTTTCAATATTTACTTTATACCAACTGTTACCATATTCATCAGTAATTCTTACAGGATTATACCCTTGTTTTTTTAATACATTAAATACAGTTTCTTCATAAAATTTAGCTACACTGGATATTTTAAGTTTACCTGCTTTAGCATCTTCTATTTCTTTTTCTAATTGAGCTATTTTTATATTATTTTCTTTAGTTAAATCAATTACTTTCCAATTTTTATTATGATTTTTTTTATATTCTTCTGCATATTTAATATTTAAATACTGAGTTTCAGTAAAACCATCTTTATCTAAAAATCTATAATATATAGATGGAGATTCTTTTAAAATCCTGATTCTAGCTTCTTTAGTATCTATAAACCCTTGTACAGTTTCATGTCCTTCTATTTTAGCTGCTGTATCACCACTAGGAAATAACACTTTTTCATAACCTTTTTTAGCACTATTTTGTATGATAGATTTTATAAAGAAGTTAACCCAATTATTGTCCTTGTTTAGAAGTTGTAAGAATTGGTTTTGAGGTTTAATTTCATTTTCTGCATTATTTCTATCTTTAACTTGTAAAGATTTACTTTCTAATATTTCATACAAGTTATCATCAATAGTAAGATAATTATTTTCCTTAGCTCTAACTAATTGGATATCCGACGAATTAGTATCATTTAATTTTGAACTTATAACTAAATTATCATCAGAATCTTCAAAATAACCCTGAGGTAATAATATATAAGTCTTATTATTATGATTAATCTCATCTTCTCTAACACCTATATTATTATATTTAGGTTTAACTATACTTTTTTTATCCCTACCTTTTTGAAATAAATCAGATTGTACTTCAAGAATACGTCTTGTTTTAGTGATACCTGTTTGTGCTTTAGAAGTTTCAATCCCTTTATGTGTTTTTAACATTTCATTTAAATCTCTTTGACTGTTACCTTCCGCAAAGTATTCTTCTTTTTCTTCTTCAGTTAAATAACCTTTATCAAAAGCTTTTCCTATTCTTACTTCTTCAATACGTGCTTTATCATCACTTCTAAACCAACCTATACCATTATCTGTAGCAAATCGAGCATGACCTTTAATACTAGGAGTAATTGCAGGTGTAGCTATTTCATTTTCTGTATAGTTAGTACCACCTGGAACTGTAAGATTAGAATAATGTTTAGTGTTTAACAACGATTCTTTCTTTGTTGATTTTAAATACGCTTCTGCTTCTTCTTTGGTTTTAAATGAATTATCTGTTAAACCGCTTACGTTGCCAAGTTCTCCATTGCTTACAATTGTCCATCCAAAAGATTGACCTTCCATTCCAATATCTTCTTCAACAGAAAAAGATGAATTATTTTCATTATTCCTATTATAGTATTTAGCAGTATTTATTTCTACTGTATAGCTATAATTAGCTAATAAATCTGTAACAATATTATCAATTGTCGTTTTACCGCTATCTAATATTAATTGTTTTTGATCTTTAGGTATTTGAAGTTCTGTTAATGTTTTATTTAAATCCCAATTGGATTTTTTGCCTTTATCAAATACTTGTTTAGCTTTATCGGATAACAATATATCTACAGCTTTTAAAGACATGTTTACTTCATTATAAGCTAACACTTCTTCACTTGTAGGAAATCTATCTTCTACATTATTTTTTTCTTGCCACACACCTACTTTAGCTCCTAAAACAGCAGGAGAAACATTAAGTTCCTCCGCCATTCTTAAAATCTCAGGATGTTTAAAATTTATACAACTCATTATAAACAGTTTTTAATTACGTATTCTCTTTCTTCTATTTCCATATTATTCCAATCTTTTTCAGTTCTACCGCTATTTAACCACTGCTCTTTAACTTGTTCAAAATTATTTGCGGCAGATGAAAACATATCTATTTGATTGGGATCTACAAATTCAAAATCAATTTCTTCTTGTGTTTTTAAATTAAACCCTTTACTGTTTAAAAACAATCTCATTACCTCTTTAGTTTCTTGATCTTTTTCAACTCTATAATCTTCATAAATATCTTTAATACTTGCATCCCCATAGTCAATTGAAGATAAACTATCAATTATAACACTATATCCTAATGGAAAATCCGTTTCTCTTTCATTAAAAGAAATATTATCATCTGTTACGTTATCAACATTATCTTCAGTAACTCTTTCATAGGAAGCTTTTTCATTTTTGTCATATGTTACTATTTCATAACCTTCTTTAATTAAACGACTTCTGGTATTTTCTTTATCAATATCTTCAAATGATCTTGTAGGTAATTCTGAATTAACAGTTTCTTTAATTTCTTTAAGAGTATTTTCAGGTAATACTAAATCATTTTCTTTCATTATTTGATTAATAATCTTAGCTTTTTTACTAACTGTAGATCCGTCACCATTTGTAAATACTTGTTTACCTGTAGCTAATGAATATATATTTTCATTTCCAGTTACAATGTAATCAGTACCATCAAAATCAGTTGTAATATAATCACCAATTTTAGTTAATTTATCTAAATTAGGAGTTCCACTAAATTTATTACCTTCAGTATCTATTAACTGTGCTTTACCAGTATCTGAAATATTCCAAACAATCCATTTTTTATCATTATAATCAACAACAGAGCCTTTAACTACATCTGAAATAGTGTCTTTAGTAAATAGTTGTTTTAATAATTCAGATTTAGTTGTTGGCTTAGAAACACTTTCTTTAACCATAGTTTCAGTTTTAACTTCTGAAATAGAATCTGACTCTTGTAATTGATTATCTAATAAAGGAGTTATTAACTTATCATACCTATCGTAAATTTTTTCAAAAGTTGCAATATCTTCATCTGTATTTAAACTTTCTTTGATAATTTTTCCGTTAACAGGAATAATATTTGGAAAAGTTTGCTGTAATTCAACTTGTTCTTCAGCTCTTAATGATTCTACAGTGTCAATTTTTTCAGTTTCATCTTTAGCAATAGGTTCAACAAACATTGGTTCTTTAGAATTATCTATTTTGTCATAAACAAGATCATCATAAGCAGATTCATCACTAACAATACTACCTCTAAAAAAGTAATCTCTATTATAAAAAACACTGTCTTGCATAAAATCTTGAATTGCTTTGTCTGCTAACTTAGCGACACCAGAACTTGTTGCTTTTAATATTAAACCATCTTTACTAAAACTAAATATTTTATTACCTTGTTTATCTTTTGCATTTAATGGTTGAATATCTACATATTCTCCTTTAGTATTTAATGTAAATCTAGAATAAATTCCTTCAAAACCAGCAGTATAACCTATTAACTTGTAATGTATTTTACCATTTTCTGTAGATTTAGTAAAGTAGTAAGGTGCTTTACCTTGTTTTTTTGTTACAAAACCATTCATTTTGATGTCTTTTTTTCCAAGTACAGTTGTAATTTGCTTTTCACCAATGTTTTTAACAATTTTTTTATCTTCTAGTCTATCTAAAAAGAATTGATCTATAAAAGTGTTGTCATTAATTTTTCCATAGTTATCGTACTCTCTACCTGTGTCGATTATAAATCTATTGATTTGATTTCTAATAAACCATTCTGTAGGAATATATGTAAAAAATTGATTTGAATTCATTGTAAAACCTGAAGTTAAATAAGAATACTTAATTAAATTTTCTGCAAACTCAGGTTCATTGTTTAACAAGTCCATAAAAGAGCCTGTCATTTTGTCTTCAAATTCATTAGATTTACTTCTGTTATTTAATGAAATATAATTTGTTTTCTTTTCACCTGACTTTACAATTAATTCATTTACAAGAGAATATATTCCATCATTGTCAACTTGAAATTTTTCAAACTCTTTCACAAAAGTTGTTAATAAATATCTTTTTTCATCAATATTCATTCTTAATTGCTTAAATCCAGACATTGTATAACTATAAAAACTACTTTCAAGTTTTACACCTAATTCGTCATTTGTTAAAATGTCACCTGAAATACTGTGAGAAATTTCGTTAAATGTTTGCTGTATTGTTTCATTTGCAGATAAAAATAATTTAGGATTTGCTTTTACAATTTTCAAAGGTTTTGTAATAACAAAATTATATATCTTTGAAAAAGAACTTTCAGTACCATTAGGATTTACAAACTTAGTTTCAAATCCCTGAATTACATTTTTATTAGGATTCAGTTCAAGTCCGTTGTTGTATCTTTCTTCTTTTTGATTAATAGAATCTACTAAATTTTTAGAAATACGCAACGATGTGACATTTTGACCTAAACCATTAACCATAAATTTAGAAGCATCTATATTTTCTTTTAAAACTTTAGAAGCTCCCTGATAGTTTAGAAAGGTATACAGTGTATTCATTCTATCATTTTGTAAACCTTCTTTACCAATGGATTCTCTTAAACTTTTTAATGGTAAATTTAGTACATTCTTTTTCTTTGTGTTTTCCCATGTATCTTTACCAAATTCTTGTTTAATAAAAGCATCTAAAGTAGAAAGACCTTGGCTATTAGATTGTTCATATTGTTCACTAAATTCTACATAATCTTTAATGACAGTTTGTGACAGTAAAGCATTTACATAAAATGGATGAAGTCCTGCACGTAACAGCAAGTTACCTGTGTTAGTGGTCATTGTAACCCATCCTGCTTTAGTGATAAAAGGATCTTTAGCAATATCTACAAATGCATTCAAAACTGCAGACAGTGAATTACCAATTTTAATGGATTTAACTTGATTTAGTTGTTCATCTGAAAGATCTAATTTTTCTTTATAATAAGCAAGATCCTCACTAGATAATTCAGTTGAAAACTCTGAGTCAAAACGAATGTTTGATTTTGGAATATTTAAATTTGTAATACTTAAATTAGATAAACTACCCAAAACGTAATCCATTAATGCATTAGCTTGTTGTCCAACACCTGCTTTACCTGCTAAAAAACTGTATTTAACATCAATATCTCTTAAAGGATTTACAATACTTAAGTTTGTTGATCTTTCTTCTCTGTAGATATTTTTAATGTCATCTTCCATAAAATTAAAGTCAATTGGAGTCATGACATCTGCAATTACATTTTCATTGAGTAGAACTGTTTTATATAATTCTATTAATCTGTTTTGTAAGCCTTCTTTAGTTTTTTTACTACTGTCATACTTAATATACTGTAATCTTTTAACTTTTATATCAAATTTTTTAAAGACTTCTTTTACAATATCTACATCTGCATTTTCTTTATTTAGTAGAATGTCTAAAACAGTTTGCTTTTGATTATTAAAAAATTCATATTTTTCTTCATCAGTTTTTAATGATTCAAATTCATTTTTTATTAATTCAATATCTATTTCTGTATCACTACCTTTAAACTTATTTAAAAAATTAAAATAATTTAATGTTGTTTCTGAAAAGTTATTTCCTTTTAAAGTTTGATTAACGTAGTTGTAAACTTCGTCTGTTTTATTGTAGACAGGTCTTACAGAAGGAAACATAATATACATTTTATCAATATCAAAATCTGAACCTGTTTTCTTTGTAATACCTGTATAGGCTACAATAGTGTCACCATTTTCTTCTGGAAGAATTCCTACAATCTGTAACGCATCATTAGAAGATAAACCTTGGTTTGGAATACGGTATCCTATAATATTGTCTTGTATTTGTTTATCTATCATTGGTGGTTTACCATCACGACCTACAAATAAATCAATTGCATCAAAGTCTGCATAATTAGGAATATATTTAGCTAAAAAAGAACCTGAGATTAGTATACCACCTGGTCTTATTATTTTTTTACCTGACTTAGATAATACATATTCACCTTTTTCATCTTTTAAAAATTGAGGTTCATGTACTGTAGACAATGCATTAGGACTCCATATGACTTTTTGATTTTCTGCGTTTTCTTTATTTAAACCGTAATTAGACATTTGAATAAATGAGCCACCATTTGTTTTAATTTTTAAAATACGTTTAGTCATAATTGAACTAAATATATTTTGTAATTTCTTTTGTGCTTGAGGTATTCCATAAATCGTAGTTTCAGCTTCTAATGCTTTAATTACGTTTTTAGAACCATTTCTACTCTTTAATTCAGAAATTATCAAACCATAGAACCCATTGATATTTGAAATAACAGAATTATCATCTATACCAAATTCTTTAAGTATCGATTCATAACCCATTTCAGTTAGATCACCAACAACTTCAGAAATTGCTTGAATCATTTCATTACCTGTAAGTTCTTCGTCATCACTTACTTCAAACAGTTTCTCTAGATTAAAAGCTAATCCTTGAAATATGTTTTTTTGTAACTGAGAACCTAGATCTGTTTGTTTAAATGATTTAGTTGGTAAATCCTGTTGTAATTTCCATCCGTTAGCAGGTATTGTCATCACATTTAATTCAAAATCTTCTACAATACGACCTTCTGCATTGTGAGATAAAGATGGTAAGTTAGAACCTACTTTAATTGCGTCAAACGTTAATATTTCATCAATTGGGGCTAGTTCTCCGTTTGCATCTTTATTATTAACCATCTTGTTATACAAGATTTCTAAATCATTCCCTTTTCTTAATCTTGGTGACAATACTGCTTGAGAATATTTTAAAAATATTGGTTGCCCATTAACATTCTGAAAATACACACCTTTTATAGGTTGTGCTACTTTTTTAAGTTCTTCGTTAGTAAAAGGCTCTCTATTTTCACCCATCATTTTTTCATAAGCAGATTGAACATTGTTCCACTTACCTAAAGTTGTCCATACATCTTTCCATCTAGCAGGAGTAATCCATGCTTGAGCATCAGCAGAGTTAATTTCACCTTCAGCATAGTTTTTAGCAATTGTTTCACCAATTAATTCTTCAATTTCGCTGTGAAAGGGACTTCCTATATTAACACTCTGTATAACAGCAATATTTATGTTTTTGTTTTTTTCACTTAATCGTTGATAAAGACCATCAGTATAAGTTGCAGGAATACGTTTTTTATAATCTACAGGATTTTTGTAATAAGCAATATCTCCTGCAAACATCTTTGAATATTCCACTTGAGAAATTAAACCATTAATAAAAAAATCTGAAGCAACCTTTAACTCAGGATTTGAACCGTATGAAGACCAAACTTTACTGTCTATACCTAAATTTTCATAAGAACTATCTGCTTTCTGTTTAAACAATCCTTTTTCAGTTAGTTCACCAACTGTATTTGAAATATCTTCAGAAAGTTGTTTTGCAATATATGACTTTATAGATTCTTCAAATACTGAGCCTTTTAAATCTTCTAAATATGCATCTCCGTTTTCATTGTAAATTAAGTTAAAATCAGAACCAAAATCTTTTGCTGTAGCGTTAATTGAAGAATTACTTAAACCTGGAAAAAATTGAGATTTAAAAGCATTACCCGCACCTAAATGATAGTAAGTAATAAGTTTGTTTTTATTTTTTTCATTATTCACGAAAGCTCGTTCAAACTTCATTCTTTTATATTCACCATTAAAGTATTCAAATACTATGTCAATAACATTTGCATTTAACACAATACCGTGTTCTCCACCATATCGTGCATTTGTAGGTACATTTACACCAACATTTAACTCGTATTGAGTTGCTTTATCTCCAGGAGTAGTTGTTCTGTGATATGAAGGTACGTTTTTGTTAAATGCAATAGCTTTGTTTACAGTATCAAGAATATATGCTTTTTTATCTATTTGTTTACCATCTTTTGATTCAGAAGAATTGTCAGAAGTTTGTAATACATTAAAAGAACCCAACTCAATAGCATTGATTCTTTTCTTTGATTCTTCAATTCTTAAAAGTTCTTGCTGACCTCTAGGTAAAAAATCATCTACTTCATAGGTATCTCCTAAAGCAAGAAAGTGTTTTATCCAGTGAGAACTTTCATTTGATTTAGAAGAATAGTAATGATTTTCCAAAATACTTCTGTCTTTTTTCCAAGACAATATTGTATTAGATAAATACGAAGGATATGAAAACGTCCATTTTTGTTTTCCTGCAGTAAATACAGAAGAATCTGATTGTTCAACTAAATAAAAAGATTCTGCAATAGCAAGTTCTTTAAATAAACTTTGTGTTAAAAAAGAATTATCTAGATTTTTTATTTGATCTGTTGTTATATCTCTCAAAAAGAATTTTAAATTACGAATTGCATTATTAAACAATTTTTCAGATAAACCTTTATCATTGTTAACTAGTTCTGAATTATCTAAAAAATGTAGAAATCCTTTTTCTGTAGACTCTACACCTAAATCTCTTAATATTTCCACAAAATTGTTAACAGCTTCCTGCTGAAATACATTAATTTTATCTAACTTCTTTTTTAAAGCTAATAAAACTAACTTGTCTTGTTCATTAACTACAAGTCTACCCTTGTCATTTAGTGTTACAAAATCTTCTTTAAAGTTCTTGTTCCATATGAATAACACATCTGATTCTTTTCTAGAAGACTTTGCAACATTTTTTACAGTAATATCAATTACTTTAGCTTTGTCAACAATTGTTTCAGTAATTTCTGTTGTATTAAAATTGTTACTATTTAAATTAAAAGCAACAGTAAATTCATTTTTAATGTTTTCAGAAATATCTTCTTGAGATAAAATTCTGTATAATTCCTTAAAATAAGGTTTTTTATTTACAAGCTTTAAAATTTCTGATTTTAACAATTCAAATTTGTCTTCTTGAACACCATTTAATTCTATAGCAACAACATTATTTAAAACTTTTAATAAATCGTTATATATTGAATCAAAACTTTTGTAAACAACATCATTTAGAAAATAATCTTTTTCTGTAAGGTCTTCAATTAAAGACAATCTAAATTTAACATTTGCTGAAATGTTTCCTTTAGTACTACTTTCAAATGAAGCCTTTCCAAATGTAGGATTTTTTTCATTTTCAATTTCTTCAATTTCAGATAATGTTAAATCTTCATCAGTATTTTGTAGTTGTTCTCTATATTTGATTTTACTTTGTTCAAAAGAATCAACTACATTCTTTAAAATTTCGTCTAGGTTGTTTGCTAAAGCTTGCTCTAACAAATCTGCTCTTTCTTCAAATAAAATGTCTTCAGACGCTCTAAAAACACTAATTCTTTCGTTAATCTTGTTTGTGATGACACTTTTTAAATCTGCGGATTTATTAGCTAAGTCAATATTTTCAAAATCAATCTTTAAGTTATTTTTAAAAAAGTCACGTACAAGAACTTTAGTTAATTGTTCAATCTCAGAATTTTCAAATAAAGAATTTAAACTTTTTGTGTTTGTGATAATGTAAACTTTGTTATTATCTTTATCTATGTAATAATAATCACGTAATGTTTCATTCTTAAAAAGTTGAGGTTCACCGTTTTCTTCAATTCTAGAAATATCTTTGTTAAAAACATAGTCTACAGATTTAATTTCTGAAACCATGTCCTGTTCCCAATTACCAAAGTTTTTAATGAACTGATTATCATTCTTAAAATAGGAATGAAGAACTGTTGCCAATTCCTCATCACCATTGTAAGCTTCTAATATTTTGTTGTACAAGACTGACTCTTGACCGTTTACTATAAATTTACAAGCCATAATTATTTACATATTTTTTTGTACTCATTTGGATAAGCATTTTTGAAATTCTCAAAACTTGCAATCTCATTTTCTTTTGTTAAAGTACCATTTATTTTTTTATTAAACAATAAAGACATTCTTTTAATATCTTGTGCTTTTTCTCTAGGATTAGTAGAAGCTTTGAATACTTCAGTTTGTGTTTTTATTTTTTCTATATTTTCAACAGTTCCTGGAATATCTGAAGTAGATTGAAATGTAGAAATGTTTTCAGGTGTTATATTTGGTAAAGATACGGAATTATTATTAGAATTCCTAGTATTATCTGATTTATTTTCTTTTAAAGTAAGTGTTGCTTCATTTAGTTTTTTAATTTTTGCATCGTATTTGGTATTAATCTCTTTTACTGACTGTACATCCTCTATATTTACAACCATTACTTCAACATTGTTAATATTTCCATTAAAGGGAATGTTTATAACGCCATCATACCCGTTTTCTACCAACCAATTTGTTTTTTGTTGTGCTGTTTTATTCTCGTAAAATTTATTTTCAATAGCATCTGCATCTTCGTAAAATCTTTTTCTAAAATCAATAACAAATGGTTTTTTTAATGCTATAGTAGCTTTACTAACCCCTCCTCCAATAGCTTCTGCATATCCTTTTGCGTTAGTGTCTGTAGGGAAGAAGTAAACTCCATTTCCTAATGTGTTTTCATCATTAGGTATTACTCTAAATTCATCATAAACTTTTGCTCCTCCATGAAAACCAGAAATAGATTTACCAAAAATAATATTATCAATATCTAATGTTTCAGGATTTAACTCTTCTTTTCTCTCTACCTCTAATTCATCAATTTTTGCTTGATTAGAATCAAGAATATCTTCTTTTATAACAGGAGTATTTATTTGTGGTTTTACTTCGTTAGCTACATCAACTTCATTTTGGGATAGGTTATTTAAAGCATCTCTTTGTGTTTGGTATTTGACTTTTGTTTTATTTATTATAGTATTTAATGCATTAAGTGTATCTATTAATTGTTGTAGTTCTGTAGCACCTTTTTCAATTTTTTCAATCTTTTTCTCAATCTTTTCTTTTTCTTTTATTAAAAGTTTTAACGCTTCTTGCTCTGCTTTATTAATTTTATCAAGTTCTGTTTTATTATTTTGTGAAAATGCTTGTGCAAGACCTTCAATTTTAACAAGAGTATTTAAATAAATATTAGAATAACCTTGAAATGTAGGTTCATTGACAACTGCATTTGTAGATAATATTTTGTTTTCTACAAGATAGTTAAGATAATCAGATGAATTAGATTGAATATTTGTTTTTTTGTTGTCTGTCTCAGACTTTGGAGAAATTTTAATTTGATGTCTTTTTTGTTCTGTTAAAAAGTTTACAACGCCAGTAAAGTTTTCCTCAATTGAGTTAGCATCTACTGTTTCGTCACCATAGTACAAAACACCATCTTCAAGTCTAATTTGAGATTTTATATTTTCAGACTCATAAACTAACAAATCAACAATTTCACTAAGTTTTATGTCATTTTGATTACCTCCAACTATCTTAAGTTCTTCTTTAAATTCACTTAACAAAAAATTTCTCAAGTCTTCACTAACTTCAGAAATAGTTGTATCATAAGACAACTTGTTTATTAACATTTCTTTATATATATCTGCTAAACCAATTGCTTTTTCATTAGATAGTTTTTTAATGTTTAATTTTAAAGGAAACATTGTACCATTAGCTTGAGGAATCATTAAATAAATTTCACCTGCACCATTGTTTTTAGTTCTATCTATTTCACTTGTAAGTAAATTTTTAAATTTAGTAGTTTTTCCTGTAATTATGTTTTGTAATTCACCATGAATATCTATAACGTGTAAATTATCTCTAATATATTTTGAATCAGTAACACCATCTAAATCTAATAAATTGTTTTCAGCAGTATCAGATTCTACCTTTAAAAGTCCTTTGTATTGATCTTGTATTGTGGTTGTAATGTTTTCAATTGGAACACCTTTAGACAAAGCGAATATAAGACTTTCTCTTAGTATTTGAGTAGCAGGATCTGTCTCATTTGTTTTTCTTTTAGTTTCAATTGGTGCATTTACATCAGTAGTAAATTGTACATTAATAGGTAAATAATCAAGCAACAACTGTATGTTTGAAAAGTCTCCTTTATTATACGCAGTAAGGGCTTCTAATACTTTTGGATTTTTTCCAGGATTTTGATTTATTTGAAAGCCAACTTCATTACCTTTTTTATTAACAGGTGTTCTTTCATACGCCATATACAAAGGGAAAAATTCTTCAATGAATGGAATAACTTCACCTGTTTCTCTGTCAGCACTTATTACTTTAACACCTTTGCCACTATCAACAGTACCATTTTCAATGTCTTTTAGCTCTTCTACAGTATTATTTGCATTATCTTTAGGTATAATGACATCTGTAATAACAGAACCTTCTGTAGACACGATATCTGTTACAGAAGGTGTATTAAAATCTTCGTCTTCTTGTTTTGCTTTTTTACGTTTTTCTTTTTCTTTATCTTCTTTTTGTTTTTTTAATTCTTCTTTCTTTTTTTTAACTTTTTCTTGAATAACCTTATCTATATCTTCATTAACTTTTGGCAAATTATTTAGTTCTTCAACAGTTGTAGCACTATTAATTTTTTTAATAATTTCATCTGCTTTTTTTGTGTTTTTAACTTCAAAGTTTTCCTTACTTTTTTTGTCTGCAATAATTCGGTTATTAAATTGTTTATTAAGAAATTTATTATCCCAAATTGTTGAGTTAATTGCTTTTTCAGAACTTTTTAATTCTTCTTTTAAATTCTTTATTTGTTTATCAAGTAATTCAAGTCTTGGGTTAGTACTTCTTGTTGTAACAGTTCTATCAAATTCAGAAGTTATATTTTCAACAAAATTAGGATTTAGGACTTCTTCAATTACAGTACTACTACCTTTTTCTAATTCTGCTTTTTGTTTTATTAAAATATCTAACTTTTCTTTTACATCAAATTCTTCAGAACGTTCAGAAATAAAGGCAAAAGCAAGATTATTTAAAAACTCACTTACTTGTGTTTCTGTGCTTTCAGGATTATTCAATTTTATTAAAGATGTAGACATGTCTTTAAAAGAAACTAAATCAGTTTGTAACTGTGTTGCTTTTTTAATAATATTGTCTGCTCTTGTCTTGTTTTCTAAATTAGAAGAAAGTTGTTCAGGACTTAACTTTTCACCATTTACGGGTTGTACAACAGGAAATAATGTTTTTAAATTTTCATTTAAAGCATCTAAAGTAACTTTATTTTCTCCTATAAAATTAGTAATTAAATTAAATTCTCCTTGTTTTTTAAGCTTTTCAATTGTTTCTAAATCTCCTTCTTCAACAGCTTTGTCATATCTTTCAGAAAGCCCTTCATTTAAATCAAGAGCTTTTTTCATTTTAACTACATTTTCAGGAATAATTACTTTTTTACCATCAACTTCCTTTGGTCTAAAAGCTTTTTCGTTTGTTTCAGGATTTAGATATTCTTCTTGTTCATATATGTCTGTGTCGTAAATATCTCTAAACGCTGATGATTGACCATTAATTTTTTCTCTAAGTCTTGCAGTTTCTACAGTATCAGCAAGATCTTGTTTATAACCACCAACTACTGAAATAGGAGAACCTAAAATTCCACCTAAAAAACCAGCAATTTGACCTTCTGTTGTACCTAATGTTCTAATAAAATCTTCACCTGCTGTAATTAAATTATAGTCGTCAGTAAAGCTTTTACCAAGTTTATTGTTTAAAGCTTTTTCTACGTTTCTATGTTCAGTTGAAGTCTGTGCAACTTCTTCAGAACCTTCAGATGCAAACGCACCTGCAATTCTTTTCCCAGCTTTTAATACTGTATTTTTCACAGTTGTTTTACCTACTTCAGATTTAACTTTATCTAACAATACTTTACTTGGTGTTTTACCAAATAACAATTTTGCTTGTAAATAATTAGGTATTGCTAATATTGCAAGATTTGAATTAAATGTATTCTGCATTGCAAGAGCTTTTTGTTCATTAAACAGTTCCTCAGCTTTTTCGGGTGTTTGCCCATACATCTCTATTTGTTCAGCAATAAATTCTTTCTTTCTAGACATTAAATCATCAGATACACCTTTAGCTTCAGCACCAGATTCTGCAACAGTGTTGAACAAAGGAATCATTATATTGTCTAATTTATTGATTGTAAGTCCTGTGGCAGTTATTGCTTTTCGAGCACCTTCAATACCTTTACCAAATCTTGCATATTGTAGAGCTTTTACAGATCCTCCAAATAATTTAGCAGATCCACCGAGAGCTTTAAATACACCACCTGGTACTAACATTGATAACATAAAACCTAAACCGTCAGCACCATCGTTTGCCCAAAAAGCAGAAGAGGCAATATGGTCCATAAAACCACCTTTTTCTACAGCTTCTTTAGTATAAACAGGTAGTTGTTCCTTGATATTTTCATTAAGTCCATCAAAAAATTTAATAAATCGATTATTAAAAGCTGTTTCTAATCCTTGATTTTCTTCAGCAAATGGTGCTACAGCAAGCCCACCAATAACAAACGGTAATTTTGCAACTTCTGTAGCCACTTTTGCAGTAGTTCTTAATAAACCAAATCCTGTTTGTTCTAAACCACTTTGTCTTTGAGCACGATGTTCGTTAAGAGAGCTTTGAATATCTTTATCGTCTACTTCAGCATCCCATATTATATCTTTGTCATACTTAGATTTACCAAATCCTGTATTGTGAACAACTCTATTTCCTGATTGGTCTGTTAAATTTTTAAAGGGTCTATCTTTAAATGCAAGAGTTTTATTTTTAAATATCTTTTTGTGAACCTCACCAGGTGAGGAATTTAAATTTATATCTTCGTCTTCCATTTTATTATAATTGGGTGTTTAAAATATATTCTTGAAAATCAGTATCTGAAAATTCTTTGTCAACAGGAACTCCGTTTCTTTTTGTATAAGAAACGTTATACGTTTCTGAATTCTTGTTATATTTAACTTCAAACTTTTTAATACCAAAGTCTTTTTTAAAGGCTTTTACAGAAATAGCGTGATATATTCCAGGCTGAGAGTCTGTTATTTTTGTAATACCGTTAACAATATTCATACCTTTCCATTGAGGTGTGTTAAAGTCATCATCACTTCTACTTACATAGACAGGAACTGTCTTTCCTGTTTCTGTATTTTTCAATAAACCTCTTCTTGCTCCAATATTTTGTTTGGGATTATTAAATATAGGGCTACCGTTCTCTTTTCTAATAACAGATTTAGCAGTCATATCTCCACTATATGTAAATTCGTAATCACCTAAATCTTCTTGTTTTATTTCTTCACCTTCTACAGTTCTTATAGAATAAGAACCTTGTTGTGCTCTTTCCATAATCAGACTACTCGCATTTGCTTTATTTTCTTTACCTGTAAGTTCTTTACTTGCAAACAACAGTGCCTTTCTATTTGTATTTGGATCAACATATCTGTTTGTTATTGCAGCATCTTTATTTTCTCTTAAATATTCTACTACTGCATCTTGAATTTCTTGGCTATCTAATGCTTTATCTTGCATGTTAAGTGTTCTTCTGACATTATTTGCTAAAACTCTGTACTGATTTGATTTTATATACTGAGTTTTTATTGCTTTAGGATTGTTGTTTCTTACCTTCTGATAATATTCTGTTATATCCTCACCACTCATTGTATTTAGATTTCTTGGAGGATTTACTAACTTAGATGTGATATTTCCTGTCAAAATGTTTAAAGAATCTGTGTTTGATGTTATATCTACAGTTTCTACATTAACTCCTTCGTAATCACCAGAATCAGGATCTTCATTTCCACTTTTATCAGGAGTATAGTAATCTACATTACTGAGTTCACGTGAAAAAGCATTAGATGTCAAATCTTTCTTCATCATGTTCATGTGAGAAGTCATTTGACTCCATACTTTATTTACATCTCTACCTGTATATTCTAAAGATTTTCTAAAAGGATCTGTAGTGTCAGAGACTCTTCTGTTTAAGTAATCTGCCATTTGCTGTAATTGAATTTGATTAGAACCTTCGGAAGTTGCTTGAGCGGTATTAACAGTAAATCTTGTACCATTTTGATTACCTGTATCGTTTAACATTGAAGAAGCTTGTTTAAATTCAGATTCTGTCATACCTAAATCAACTCTTAATTCAGATACCATTTTTTGTTCATCTACATATTTTACAGCAGAAAGATCTCCAATATTTTTAATACTACCGTCTTCATTATAACCTGTATATTTGTTTCTAAATTTTTCCCAGTTCATTTGATTTACTTCTTCTGAATTACTTTTGGCATCATCAGAATCATAAAATTTCTTTTTTGCAATAGCCTCAATAACTTTAGCAGCATTAATTTGTCCTGCTCTACCTGTAGAAGAACTTAAGTCTTGAAATTCTCTATTTAACGTTGTAAGTCCTTGTGTTGTGTTTGGATTAAAACCTTCGCGATTAATTAAATCAACTTGAGTTCTAATTTTATTGTTCATGTCTTGTTTTAACTTCATGGATTCTTCTAAATGTTCGTCTAAAGAATCTATTTTTAGTGCATTTTCTTCAGCACGTTTAATACTAGCATCGTGGTTTACCCTCATAGCTGTAGGTGCAAACATTATTTCTTGAAAACTAAGAGGATTAAATTTCGAAACTGTCCCTGAGTCATATCTATTAGCCATATTATTTTTTGTTATTTACTAGATAACCACCTAATGCTTTCTTAGAGGTTTGGATTAATTTTAATTTTTCTTGTGTCATTGGTTTACCTGTATCAGGATCTGTTACAACTTTACCATCTGGACTTTTAACATATTCACCAGTCCATTTATAACCAGTAGTTTTCTTTGCAATGTCTTTATATACTTCTTCTTTACCAACATCACCAATACCATTACCTATTTCAGAAAGAAATTTAGATTTTTCGTTTCTATAAGCTGCGGAATTTCTGTCATTAATGTCCATTTCAGAATTTGATTGATTTAAATTTGCTTGATTTACACTTAAATCAAATTGTTGACCTGTAAGATTCATTTGTCTATTTTGAGCATTTGCATTCATATATGCTTCACTCATTGCTTTTGATTTATTCAATCCTGCACCTAATATCGCATTTCTTGTAGCGCCTTGACTACCACCCATTTGAGTTACTGCATTAACAGTGTTATCATATTCATTGCTTACTTTGTTTTGTAATGATTGTTCATCTACATATTCAGGTGTAAATTTATTGTTAAGTCTATCTAAAGTTTGTCCTTTAGGTTTCTTTAATTGAGATAGTTGATAAGCATTCATTGCTATAGGTGCATATCTTGCAGCTTGTCCAAGTGTATCACCAACTTTATTTAAAGTTTTTGACGAATCAAAAGTATTTATTTTTCCTTGATCACCGTCAATTAAAGATTGACTTAAATATTGTTCACTTATTGGTGTACTACCTATTATTTTATTGTCTGAAATTCCTGGATTAACTATTTTATCAAATCTAGAAGTAGACGTACCTAAACCATTAAGATTTGGTGCAGGTGTTTGATAATTTTTTTGATCTAATGCAAATTGTTTTTTACTATTTTTACCAAAATCACCATCTACTGCTAAACCTTTTGATGCTTGATATGCCTTTATTTGTTCAATTGATCGTGGTTGAACTAAATCATCTGCAGTTGGGACAGGTCCAAGTTTATCTAAAATACCACCATCAGCATACATTTTACCACCGTAAGCAAAATCACTGTTGTATTGAGAATTTTGTACAATACGTTCATTTCTTTCTGCTTCTGTAGTTTTGTTACCTAAAATCATTTTAGAAATTAAAGGAGACACTGTTTTTCCAATAGTACTCCCAATCATTCCACCTACAGGTCCACCAATTAGAGTACCTGCAAGACCTAAGCCTGCTTGACTACCACTTTCAATAATACTTTTTTTATTACCACTTAGTAATGAAGGTAACACACTTACCGCAGCAGAAAGACGAGGGTCCATTCCTTCAGCACCATCTAATTCACCACCCATTGACATTTGACCACCAGGGTCCATATTTAATTCAGAATCCTGTGTAAACTGTTCTTGCGATTGTTGTGGTTCTTGTGGTTCTTGTGGTTGAGGTTTCATTGCTTCTTGAACTTGAGCAATTTTTGCTAACATTGAATCTTTAGTAGACTGTGATATCTTATCATTTCTGTCTATAAACTTTTTATCAATTATTTTTGTAGCATCTGCTATTGATTTATTAATAAAAGATTTTGGTAAGTCAAATTGCTTTACCATGTTTGCATCTAGAATAATTCTATCACTATAAATAAAATTATCTTGTTTTGTTTCACCTTGTTCTACAGAGTTACCATTACCCATTGGAACGCCACCTAAGCTATTCTGTGAGTGAGTACCGCCTTCGTTTATTTGTGTTAAATCGTTTTGATTCATAATTTATCGATATATATATATTGTTAAGCATATTTGTATAAATACAAATATAATGTATTTTGTGACATAATCCAAGTAAATTACTGGATTTTTTATAATAAAAAAAGGTATAGAATATATCTTTCTGAAATAAACTATACCTTTTGTATTTAAGATGTATATGAAATAATTGGATTATGTAAGATTAATTGATAATTATTTGTGTGCGAGTACTGCAACTTTAAATAATTCCAGGGATTTCTTATACGCTGTCTTGTGTTACTGTTTCTTGGTAAGATAATATCCCAATCTCTAAACTTACGTCTTAAATTACCACTTCTATTAAAAGCTAAAGGAATAAGTCCTGAGTTTTGATATTCATTATACACTTGAACATGTGTTAATGTATTATTTGGTTGATCAACACCATTTAAATATAATTCAGATTTATATTTAATATTGTCTAAAATTGTATCTGAATCAGGTTGTGGATTTACTAATACAGTAACATAACTAGGATAGTAGATATTAAAAAACTGATTATAATTACCTGCATATTGTTTAAATAATTGTGTGTTTCCAGGATTTAAAGCTAAAAAGTTATTTCCTCTACCAACATACATGCTAGGAAGATAATCATAAAAACTTTCAAACTGTTGTAACAATTCGTTGTAAGACAATGTTGTTGATTTTTCACCTTGTAAAAATGTAAAAAATACACAGTTATTTATGTAATCATATCCTACTGAAACTCCTTCTTTTAATATAGGATTATCTTTAATGAGAGATGTTGTAACTAAATCGTTTGTAGTAAATGTATGTAGTCCTTTTGTATCTGTTAAATTAACGATACTTTGGTTCATCATGTTTATACTTTTGTTGATTACATCAAAGTAATAAAATGTTTGTGGTGAACTTACTACAGACCATTTGTTTTTAGTACCTGACTCTGTACTAACATATCTATATTCCTGTAACACTTTACCTGAACCTAATTCTACTTCTAATCCATCTGAACCATTTATTTGAACTCTTGGTTGTATTGACAAAAGAGCTACAGCAGAGTCCTGTAAACTGTACAGCTCTTCTTTAAAGTTATGTAATGAGTTTATTGGACCATATCTACCATTTAACGTTAATGTCTCGTTAGAAAGCACGTCTGTCCAACTATCTATTAATTCACCTGGTATTTTAGGCTTGCTTGCAATTATATTTGTGTCAAAAGAGTTTATTCTTTTAAATTTATAATCTAAATCTCTTCTGAGAATTAAATTTGGTTCTTGAGAATAAACTTTATTGTATTTTTGAAATTCTTCATTTGTTGGTTGAAATCGTGAATCCCAACTATCTATAGAAATATCATTTCTGTTTTTTAAATCAACAGTTGTTTCAACTTTAAATTCAACAATTTCAGTTACTTGTTCTACATTTTCACTATAGATTTCAGTTGTTGTTTTAACTAGCTTTGTAAATTTAAAGTTGTTTACAAAAGTGTCACCAAAATGTAAACAGTTGTAAACGTTGTTATTAATGCTATTATAATTACCTACTTCAATATATGCACTTCTTTTTTTAGATTCGTAAGAGTTACCACCATAAATGTTACCTAAATAAATCAAGTTTCTCGGAATTCTAAATTCACCAACTAAACCTACACCTGTATCAGAAATACCTGTGTTTGAAAATAAAGCTTCTAAAGAAGGTCTGTTTGTAGTTAGCATACCAGGAAATCCTAGAGCAAAAGTTATATTTCTTGCACCCCAACTATTAACTGTGTTTAACACCCAGTCAGCAGCTAAAGGTTTTAAATTATTAAAGTAAGCCATTGTAGCATCGTTATTGTAAACTCTTCTATCTTGACCTATTTCTGATATTTCAGGATTACCATATACTTCATATGGAGCATTTGTAATATAATTAAAATTACTTGTGTAAGTTCTGTTTGTTTGTACAAACATCATTTCCTCGTTATCTTGGTAACCAAAAAAACCGTGTGCTTGTATATATCTTTTTTCACCTTTAATAATTTCAATATTTCCAGGCAATGTTGATTTTACGTCGTGAGGAGATATACTATTAAAAACTTTAACTTCGTGTAGTGTGTTTTTTGTTTCAGTACTTCTTGCTTGTAACCATGAAGAATTGTAATTGTTTTCTAGACCTCCTACAATATTTAGATTTGAAGAACTTAAATTTTGTACAGTGTTAAATGTTATTTCAGGAGAAAACATCTGCATTAATGTTGTAAACTGATATGTTCCTGCAGTACTGTCTTCTGAAGGAGCTACCTTAAATACTTCATTTGCTGCATCCTGTTTTACAGGGGGTACAGGACCTGTGTCAAAGTTGTTAATAAATTGAGGATGTGATAAATCAAATCTGTCAAGTCTTTTGTATGACTGATTAAGAAACATTGGGCATAAGTTATTATCAAATCTTCGCATCATTGATGGCATCTTTATACCATTGTTTACTTTATCTACATAAGCCTGTGTTAAAGGAGATGTTTCATTTGCTTGTGTTCTATCTCCAGAAACTTGAGAAATCATTCCATTAATTAAACCTTGACATACAATTGTTCTATCTAAAAGACTTCGTTCAGAACGTAGTATACGATAACCAACAGGTCTAAGTTCTTCATCTAACAGACCATTTTCATCTAGAAAGTTATTGTCATTAAGTAACCAATCATAAAATGAAGACTTTAATGTCAATTTTAAGGAAGCATAAAACCCTTTTAAATTACATTTGTTATCAGTAGGTACAATTGTTTTAAAATCAGAAATCCATTTAGGTAAACTGTTTTGACCATACTTGTTGTAAAACTGAATTCCTAATCTGTATATTTCATTATCTTTTAAAAATTTACCTTCACTGTCTTTAGTTGTAAAGTTAGCTACACCTACTTGATTTCTGACAATTTCGTACTTTAGATATGCTCCTTCACCACCTATAACATTACTATTATATTGTTTGTTATTGATGTCATAGTTAATGTTTATTGCAGAATGTTTAGTTTCAACAGTTTCTGTACCATTGACAACATCTGCATTTATTTCTGTTGCAGGTTCTTCTGAATCAATGACACCACTGTTATCATATAAAGATTTGTAGATATTTGTAGTTGTACTTAATGTTGGAAAACTATAAGCTCTTGTATCAATACTATTTACGTTACCGTAGTTATCTACATCAAAATTTCTTTCTTTATAGTTTGCAAAAAACAAAATATTTTTTTTACTATTTATATGCTTTGGTATAATTATATCTGAACCAATAAATAGTAATTCTTCTTGTGAAAGTGTGTTTATAATATTACCATCATCATAGTAAAGAATAGAATCTTCACCTACAATACTTCTGTCTAAGATAACTGCTACTTCAGGGGTTTCATTATAAGAAGTATACTTAATCGCATATAGTTTAATATTTGTATATGTTTGATCCAGGTTTTCTACACTTACAACAGGTACAGCACCAACGATTTCATTAACTTCACCACCACCATTTGTAACACCTTTATTTAAAGCAATTAAATCACTTAGTGGACTTATTTTACTTTGAGCACCATTAATTTTATACAGGCTGTATGCATATTGAATAACTCCTGATTTATGAAGTCCTCCTTGAATTACATCTGTTACTTTAGGTTGACTTAATCTAAAACTTCCTACAAATTGAATACTGTTAAAACTTAAATCTATTAATTCTTCAATATCTTGGTTTTCAACAGAATGATGAATATTTACAAATCTTGTTTGATGTTTACCGTCAACCCAGTATATCTTGTCAATTTCTTCATTTTCAAAGTTGTTGATACATTGTATTAAATTTAAAGTATTAAATCCCAAATTTCTCATGTACAACAATTCAATGTTAAATGTAGAATCATTTACTTTCCAGATACAATCATATCCATTGTTATCTGTAGAAAATAAAATAATGTTATCTCTAACTAAAGCATTACCGATTAATCTTTGATTACCTGATGCATAAAAAACGTTTGTATTTACACCAATGTCATAGTAATTTGACTCTAATTCATTTCTAGGATACAGTTGTAGCCCAGACTCTACAAAATATGGTAAAAATTTATCAATACCATTTACAGCATATTTTATTCTTTTATTTAAAGGTTCTATTATAGGAATAGGTAAAGAAATTACTAAAGAATTTCCTTTTTCATTTGTGACAGCTCCTGTTGATTGTGCATTTGTAGAAACAATTCTTATGTTTTGACCGTGAAAATAAAATTCATTAGGTGATATTGATTTTGCAATATCTTTATTCATTGCTTTCTGAAATGACTGTCTTACATTTTTGTTTTCCATATTAATGTCTGTATAGTTGTTCTTTTATTCCAAAGTTATTGTAAGAACTCTGTTGAGGGTTTCTGTCAATTATCATACGATTTACAGAAGACATCATTGTTTCTAAATGATCTAGATTTTTAACCATTAGTGAAGTGCTTGCTTGTCCTGTATAAAAATGTCTTTTTTGTTCTATGTATTGAAAAACTTTGTCTTGTATTTTACCCATCATCCAAAGTGGTTCTAAATGTAAATGTAAAACATAATATTCTAATCCTTTTTTAAATGATTCATTATCTGGGATTAAAGGGTAACCTTCTTTATCTTGAGCTACTGCAGTGTAAGATACTTCTAAAAACCCTTCTTTAACGGAAGTTTGTATTACACAAGCATTAACAACATAGCTGTAATTAGTGTCACAACCATCTAATTCGTTTTTGTATATTCCACTGCCGTAAACCATTGGTATGCCTTTTCCTTTTTTACAGATTTCTTCACCCATATATCTTACACCTCTAATATTAAAGATATTATTTGGTAATAGAGCTTTGTGATTTTCTATTTCTATTGGTGGATCACTCACAATACTTTCTAAAGATAGTGGTGCACCAATTAATTTTAAATATTCTAACGCATACTCTGCACATTGTTCGTAACTTAAGTCATTACATAAGGGATTTCTTAAAACCTTGTACATGATTTGACCAATGCTGACCATTTTTCCTGATACCATTTTAATATAGATTATATGCCTGAAAAGGTTCCAGGTCTTCATTAAGTATTCTTTTTGCTAAATTCCTTGCAAAAGAACGACAAGGTTTAAATTTATAGTACTTTTTATTTGTGTAAGAATATCCTGTTTTCATCATTTTAATTCTAAAGATATATTTAGAAGAATGATTGTTTTGATATCTTATTAATAACTTTTTTTCTTTTGCTTCACTGTCTTCTGACCACAGTTGATTTGTTGTTTTCCAATCTACAGGATTTTTGTTTAAAAGTTTATTGTTTACAATCTTAACTACCTGCTTGTGTTTTCTAATTGCAAAAGTTATCTGAACCATTATTGGGTTGTATTCTAATTCTTCATTTATAATGGCTTCTGCAATTTTTTTATTAAATTCTGAAACAATATGATTAAACTGGGATACTGATTTTATTGGATTTTTTGAGTTTTTAATATAGTGTTTATAGTAATCACTCATACCATAATCTACTTTAATTTTACCTTTAGTTCTTTTAATTGTCATCTGCGTTATTTGTTTCATCTTCAGGTAACTGTATTCTACCTATTAACTTTTTTATAATTTCTTCACTAATGTTATCTACATGATGTGCTTGTAAAGGATAGTCTGTAGTTAAGTCATTAAAACATACCTTAGGTATTTCACAACCACAACAGTTTTTATATTGTCTAAGTTCTAAAGGGTCTTCAAAAATTCCTGAAACACTTACACACTCAATTAATTTTACACTTTTGGATTCACTTACTAGATAAACATATTGATCATCATCTAAAAAAGCGTATATTGCTTGTCCAAAAGACGAGTGTTTACTCCATATTGCTCTTTCTTTATTTACATAATTAAATGGTACTGCTGTTCTGTTTGTAGGTTTAACGTTTGTTATTGCAGACTTTAGATGTAATTCTAAAGGTTTTGGTACTTTTTGTTTTGTTCTCATTATTGTTCCACAGTCATATTCAATATTACATTGGTTAATAGAAACTTCTTCAAGTTCTAAACACAATGTCTGTAAAATAGAATTGTCAATTGTTTTTTGTAAATTGTTTAAATCATTTCTTAAATATTTACTTCGTTTAATACCAAATAAATATAAAATATATCTATCTGAAATGTTTGAGTCATCTGTATATTCTTTTATACCTTCTCTGACACCATAGGTTATTTGTGCAATTGTGCTCATATATTAAATTGTTTATAACAAAAAAAAAGCCCTCAATTTCTTGAAGGCTTTGAGTTTATTTGTTTATTTCTAAATATTTTAAGTAATTTGTGTTTGACATTTCAAAATGTCTACCAGTATCTAAATCAATCATAATGTGTTTAACTGTACCAGAGTTTGTAGTTACTGATTTAACTTGTTTAATATTTACGCTTCCTGTAACAGGTGACGTTTGTTTAACTGTACCATTTAATACTCCTGCGTGAATTCTAGGATTGTCTAAATACTTAAGTTCGTTATAAACTTTTTCTAGCTGTCTTACATCTTCATCACAATAATCTAGCATGTCTTTTAATGCTTCTCTATTGTTTACAGAAACAACCTGATTCCATAAATCAGGAGTAGTTTGTATCTTACCTTCAAACCCTAAAAATTTAGCAATATAATCTAATCTATTAGAATTTAAATAAAGTTTAGATTTAGCAACTTTTAGAGTATCGAATTGTTTGTAATTTGGTAATGTAGGTATTCTATGAAACAATGCTCTTGTCTTAAACCACTTTATATCAAAACGATCTCCGTTGTGGGCAACAATCATATCTGATTCATTTAAAACTTCGACAAATTGTTCAATTAAAAATTTATCACACTGGTTTTTATCCCAAGTTAAGTTGTAAACTGTATCTTCACCTAACCATTTATAAGAAACACAAATAATTGCTCTTTCTTTAGTTATTTGATTAGGCATAATATTTTGTTTATAACCTGCTCTCCAAAACCAACCTTGATTTGGAGAAGTTTCTAAATCATAAATAAGAATCTTTCCTTCATTGTTTTGAAACGTAGTTGTTGTTTTTTTAACTTCAGCATTTACTTCTCTAATTGCGTCTTTACATTGACTAATTGTTGTTGTAAAGCCTTTGTTTAACAAAACTTTTCTTAATCTTTTACCACCTTCTTTTAAATAACCGTTTTTATTCCTTAAAAATGATTTAATTTCTTCTTTATTCATGTTATTATGTATAGATTAATATAATACAAAGGTAATACAAATAAATCAGAATTCCTAATTTTTTGGGGTTTATTTTATAATTATTTTAGATATTTTTACAATTTAAATAAATAACCAACTTCAATTGCTTTATTTAAACCGTAACCACCCAATATTATATCTCCATTTTTACGTTGTATTCCGCCTAAAACTTTTATGTTAAATTCATCTAACTTAATTGTGTTTTCTACACTAGAGCCAATTAAAAAGTTAACTTTTGCAGGAACTTTTACATCTAAGCCTATTTTACGTTCTTTTATTACATAATCTTGTCTAAAAGAAATAACCTTACCTTCTGTTTTTATATAACTTTTTGTAGATAAAAATTCATCATCATAAGGGATTTCATATTCATTTAATTCAACAGCACTAATAAACTTGTTTAACTTTTCAATGTCAGATGTTGTATTTATAAAATCTTGTGCTAATGCTTTATTAAATTTTGTGTGATAAATAACTGAGTCTTTGTAAACAATACTATCTTTAATTTTGTTTTTGACTGGCTCTGGATTTACAATTAATTCAGAAGTATTTTTTACTTCAGGAACTGTAATTTTTATTTTAGTATCAATTGTACCTACTGTAAATCTTCCAATAAAAAAAGAAATAATTATTAAAATAATTCCTATTGAAATGTATACTTTATTTATGTTTATCATCTTATTACTAATTTATAGAATTATAAGAGATTTCGCGTTTCTTAATATTCGGTTATTGTTTTTTTTTAAATTGTTAAATATTTATGTTGTAATATCTTGTAATATTGTAAGTGTGTCAGGAATGTAACTAACAACATCTCCATTTGGAAAAGTTAATTGAACGTCATAGTAATACATACCTACAGGATAATTCATTATTCTTGGTTTAAAAAACATTTCACCAGTTAAAGGTAAAGGTATTAAAATTGTGTTATCTTCTGTTTTAAAAACAAATGTTGAATAATCAGACGTTATGTCTGGTTTAAATTGACATAAAACTGAAACACCTGTGAGGTCAAATGGAAAAGTAATCTTTCTACCTTTCCATGTATCTCCTTTTTTATATTGATTGTATTTATTCATAAGTTAAATCTTTGGATAAGTAATTTTATTACAGTCTTTTATGACAATTCCTTTATCTACTTTTTCTTTTAATGCTTGCCATGTTAAACCTTTTACTTTCTGAAAATGAGGTACATCTTTGAAATTTTTCCAATCACCACCCCATTCCCAACCTTTAGATTTAAAATAATTAGTAACTTCCATCCAGTCAGCAACTTTGTCATTATCAAAATCTTTTTTCATATCCCAAGATGCTGTTTCAAAAGTACCATTGTTATCTAGATCATACAATAAAACAATGTCAAAAGCTAATCCATAATTATGAATACTTTGCCAACCTTTTGCGTTTGTTACTTTAGGTCTTTGTTTAAAGATTTGATCTTGTTCTGCAGGAGTTCGATATGTGTATGCAAAACGCAATCTAACGCCTTTTCCAAGAAGTTTCTCGTTTACATAAGCATAGTCTTCCAAAAGTTCTTTTCTTTCGTCAGGATGCATTGTTTTAATTCGTTCTACAGTTAATATATCTAGTGCCATTATTTACTTTTTTTAAGTCTTGTTTTTATTTGTTTTAGTGTATCATTATTTTTGATAACATTTGAAATATGATCTAGGTTTTTGTTTGAAATGTATAAGTTTTTATTTATTTCAATTAATTCTTTTTCATATTTAGGTTTTTCTTCTTCGTGTACAACTTTTTTACTGTGTGTTGTTTTACCAGAAGTCATAAATACAAAAATAAATAGAAAAGGAAACATCTTTAGTTTTTTCATTCTGTTATTTTTTTATTTAATTGTTCAGTTCTTCTTTTAACTTTTTTAGTTTCTTCATTTAAATATTTAAATTTTAAAATAGATTCTTTGTGTTCATCTTCAAATTTCTTGAGATATTTGTTCTGTAGGTTATCTAATTTTAAAGTCCAATAAAGATCTCTTTTTTCAACAGCATTTTGAATTAATCCAGGACATTCTTTTCCTTCATCTACGTAAAGTAATTGTAACGTTTCTAATTTAGACTCTGCTTTTAATTTATCTTGTATTGCTTGACTTTTTTGAGCTTGGAATACAAAAAAGACTGTAATACATATAGCAATAGCCATACATATTACAATTACATTTATTGCCCAAGACCTGTTTTTTGGATCCACCTTTAAAACTTCTTTAAAAAGGTCTGCTCCAATATTTGGATCTATCATGATTTATTAACTATGTTTTTTTTTAAATAATATTTTTTATTTTAGGTTTTTAAACTGCTCTAAATCTTATTGATGGCGGTGTTATATTTGCTATTCTATCTGCATTTACAAAATTCCATATAGCAGGGGCTGCAGTTGCATAAGTAATTGTTCTTCTCAAAATTGTTGTATAACTTGTGGCACTGCTTGAAAGTAATCCCATATTTACAGCACTTGTAATAGGTATTGTTCTTAAAGTAGGAGTGCCTGACGTTCGTACTCCTAAATAATATTGTGTACCACTTTGAAATGTAAAATTTAATGTAGCTCCAAGAAAACCAGCAGTTGCACTTGATAAATCGCCACTTTCATATAACAAATTTTCAGGAAAACCGTTTGTACTAGAACTATAAATAACTATTTTAAATAATGAACCAGTTAATCCAGTAGAAACAGAACAGCCAATTGTATCAATAGTTATAGGAGTACTTGTGTAATAGGGTGCTAAATCAAATCCATTAGCTCTACTTGCTAAAGTTCCTGATGCTCCACCATGAAATGAGTTATCGTAAAATTGACCTGAAATTACACCTCCTGCATTTGGACTAGCAAAATTAGAAATTGTGTTTATTCTTTCTTTTGTACTTAAAGCACCACCTCTTAAATCTTCATCAAATAAAAATTCTTTTAATGTTTCATTAATTCGTACAAAAGCTTTTAAATCTACATTATTAACTAACATTTCTCTATCTTCTAAATTTTCAACAATAGTACCTGTAGTTGTTTTATTTTTTAATTTAATTATGTTTGCCATTATTTACTCTTTATATTGTACCACCATCAATAACAGAATTAGCATCTAATTTAGTACCAATTAAATTTGTAATAGTTGCTGAAAAGTTAGCATCATTACCTAAAGCTGCAGCTAATTCTTGAAGTGTGTCTAACGTTGTACTAGCACCATTTACTAGAGCATTAATTTGAGCAGTTACGTAGGATTGTAATGCATAAGAAGATGCCACAATACCCCCCAGCGCTAAAGCATTTGTAGATGTATCTACTATTCCATTGTCATTAGTGTCATAAATAGATTTAGACATGTTTCCAATACCACCAACTATTATTGGACCTACAATAGTACCACTGTCTTTTTTCCAATAAATTGCGTTATCTGGGATAACTAAGCACATTTCACCAACAGTTAACTGTGCTAAAGAAGGAGCACCTGTTGTTGCTTTTCTTTTTAATAAAATCTGATTTGCCATTGTTTTTTTTTATTTAATATATTATTCCTCCGTCTAAGTCTTTTAAACTTTCTAACCACTGTAACTCTGTACCAACAAATCCATTTAATAATGCAATTTCGTAAGTAGAATCTCCCTTTTGTCCTTTTTCTTCAATTTGTATAACAAAGGTTTCAAAAGTTTCGTTAATTAAAACATTAACATCTTCGTTTAATTCGTTTATTGATACAATTACGTTATTTATGTTTTCGTTTATAATTATTTCACTCATTTTGTTATTTATTAAAAAACAATTTAACTACTTTTGTAAATTATTTCTGGTTTTTTTTAATAATTGATTATTGGTTATTGTGGGTTACTGTAAGTTATTTCTACGGTGTTTTTAACTCTGTAATTTCTGCTTTTAAAGTTTGTATTTCTAAAAGCAAAGTTTCACGCTCTAAGACGCAATCTAATTGTAATTGTGTTAGTATATCGGTTAAAGGAAAACCTTCTTGCAATCCCATTGCTACGCTCTCTACATTAGTTTCTGTTTGACTAAGTACTACACCATCTTTCAATACTGTATCTAACCAACCAACGTGTGCGCCTTGAATTAACCCCTCTTTATTCCATCTTACCAAAAACTCGTTTGGTGTTCTTTCTTCTGTAAATGCTGCCATTTTGTTATTATTTATTAATTAATCCGTTGTTTTTGTATATTCTAAAATACGATATTGTCCTACAAATATAGTCGGAAACTCTGTTTCTGTATCCGTTGGAAAAGGATCACTATCTAACTTAACCAATCTGTAAATTGGCTTACCATCAATCCAAGTACCACTTGTTTTCACTTCGGTTAGTGAGTAATTTTTAACATCTACATTTTCGTAAGCGGTTGCGCCACCAATTCGCATTTTATTTAAAGTTGTATTAAAGAATGATGCTCCTTTAACATAAGCGGGTTCGGTTGCTGTTGTGAATTGACCTAGTTTTATCAACCCATTAGTTTCTACATTACCTCTTAAAACTGTTTTAGTTATATTTGTGTCTCCTAAGGTTACGCTGTTACTTCCAGATCCAATAGCACCATTCCCGATTACAATTTGATTTGTTTGATTATCAGCTAACGGTTTAGTTTCGTTGCCAAAAAACAAAGAATTGTTTGAATTAGTATTTGGCGTTGACGCATCTGATATAAACCTTCCTGAATTTAACCCATAAAAATTGTTGCCATTTCCTGTTGTGTTGCTAAGCCCTGAATTTAGTCCATAAAAACTGTTGTTAAAACCTGTCGTGTTGTTAAACCCTGAATTTACCCCATAAAAACCGTTGTCCCTACCTGTTGTATTGTTGCGTCCTGAATTTGCCCCATAAAAACTGTTGCTAGTTCCTGTCGTGTTGTTAAGCCCTGAATTTGCTCCATAAAAATTGTTGTTAACCCCTGATATGTTGTTAAGCCCTGAATTTAGTCCATAAAAACTGTTGAAACTTCCTGTCGTGTTGCTAAGCCCTGAATTTAGTCCATAAAAACTGTTACTATTCCCTGTCGTGTTTGAGCGTAAAGCTCCATCGCCAAATGATGTATTACTTGATATATTTCCCTTACCATTATTCCATACAGTTAAATCGGTGTCATTAAATTCTAAGTGTGAAATTAAATTATTTTTAGCATTTAAAGCCGTGTTGACTTGTCCTAAAGTTGTTAAATCTTGTGCGTTACTTGGTGTTAAACCATCCGCTAATCTTAAGACTTTTGAACTTAAAGCATTTGTTGCATCCTCACTTATAGCACTATCTCCAATTACGCCCTCTACACTAGTTTTTTGAATTTTACCAATAGTACCTGTACCTGTTATTTGCGTTTCGTATATTGTTTCTCCGCCAATCTTTGACTTGTTTAAAGTCGTGTTAAAAAAAGATGCTCCTTTAACATATGCTGGTTCGGTTGCAGTTGTGAATTGACCTAGTTTTAATAAGTTAGAAAGTTTAATACCACCTAATACTTCAAGTGCTTCTGTTGGGTTTACTACGTTTACACCTATTTTTCCGTTTGACTGCGCAACAATAGAGCAATCTCCAGCAAAACTACTAAAGGTGTTTTTTCCAAATA